AGTTTCACCCGCAATGAATACGGCGAGATTCCCGTCCCATGGATTTCTTCTTATACATTGTGCGCTCTCACACGCGAGTTGATAAATTAATATCCTGTTCCGCAAACATACCAAATAACGGGATATTAGCATTTTGGCATGTAGTACACCGAGCCCCACTACCGCAAGTAGTGGGGCTTTTTCATTTGCACTAACATAAAAAGTAATTGATATTTTAATTTTGATAAGGTAACTTATACATTAATACCACCGTAGGCCCCGCAGAAAGTACGGTAGGCACCTGAAAAAAGGACACCCCTACACGGCCGGAAAGGACACCCCGAAAGGAAGGTAATGAGAAGTTTTCATTTAACTTTATTTTGGAGAGGTCCGAAATGGCACAATCCGCCGCACAAATTCAATACCGCCAGGAGTTCATCGCTGGCTTCGAGCAACGCCAAACACTGCTTCGCGATACCGTCACCACCGAATCGGTTATCAAGGGCAATCAAGCCACTTTCCTCGTAGCCGACACCGGCGACGCCGTTGCGGTAACGCGCGGACTGAACGGTCTTATTCCTGCCCGCGGAAACAACAACACGCAACTGACCGCGACGTTGACCGAATGGCACGACCTGGTGCGCAATACCAATTTCAACATTTTCCAGTCACAAGGCGATCAGCGCGCGATCATGCAGCAAGGCACCATGGCCGTGATCAATCGCAAGATCGATCAGGACATCATTACCGAACTGAGCACCGCCACGCAAGATACGGGCGCGGCCGCTACCGCCAGCCTGACCCTGGCGAACTACGCTCTTACCGTGTTGCTGAACAACGATGTCCAACTGGATAACAACATCTTCGGTCTGATTACCCCCGCCTTCCGTGCGTACTTGATGTCCGCGTCGGTTCAGTTCGCAAGCCGCGATTACATATCCGACGAGAAGTTCCGCAGCATGCCGAATACCTTCTCCTGGCTGGGCGTTAACTGGATTGTTCATGCGAGCCTTCCCGGTGTCGGCACGAACGCGGAAAAATGCTTCATGTACCACAAGAGCGCAATTGGCCACGCTGTTGACTCCGCGGGGATCGATGCGGAGATCGGCTACGACGGCGAGCAAGCGTACTCCTGGGCACGTGCCAGCGGGCATATGGGCTCGAAGCTCCTGCAGAACAGCGGCGTGGTAGTAATTACCCACGACGGTTCGGGCTTCGCACCGCAGTAATTCGAGTGGCGCCCTTAACCGGGCGCCCCAATAACACCTTCTGTAAGGAGTAACAAACATGACATACGACGCAAGCAAACTCAGCATGGTATCAGCCGGCCCGATCGCGGTGGGTTCGCGGATGTGGATCCACACTTCCGCCGACGCTGGTGCCGCAGTCGACACCACCGGCTTTATCAGCGATGGCGGCAAATACGGCATGAAAGTAGGCGACTTGGTGCAACACACCAACACATCCACCAACATCGTAACATTGCACCGGGTGATGACGGTTAGCGCCACAACCTACGCGGTTGATTTGAGCGATACAACGACCATCGCAAGCGGCACTAACACCGACTAAAAGTAATTGATATTTTAACTGAAATAGTGCTACCATTGGCGAGCGTAGAAATATGCTCGCCCTTTTTAATAACAGGAGCACTATAGATGTCAATTACACCAAACAGGGTAAAAGATGCAGCGTATGCCCGTAACATTTTCTCCGTAACACCCGAAACAAACACCAAGTACGAAGACGTTCTTAAGCCCGAATACTGGGCACATACCGCGAACAAATTCCACCCCACCGATCGCATAGAAGTACTGGCCGAAGACGGCTCATGGTTTGCTGAATTGTTCGTCGTATCGTGCGGCCGCAACTGGGCGAAGGTATGCCAATTGCGTTTTGTGGAATTGTCCGAAAGCGTGCCCGATGAACCCCAAGCCCGGTTCATAATCAAGTGGCGCGGGCAGTTGCACAAGCATTGCGTGGTGCGGGTAGCCGATAACGAAGTTATAAAAACAGAATTCGCTACGGCAGCCGAAGCGAAAAAGTGGCTTGACGACTACGAAGCGAACGTACTGAAAGTCTAAAGTGACGACGCAGCTTACCATCTATCAGGACGCACTCGGGCACTTAGGGGAGCGGTTGCTCGCTTCCCTGTCCGAGAACACGGAACCCCGCCGCATCCTGGATCAAGCATGGCCGGGAGCGCGCAGGTATTGCCTGGAACATGCACATTGGAAGTTCGCACAGCGCACTTCGAAGATAACCTATAGCAGTACAGTAACCCCCGGCTTCGGGTTCGATCGGGCCTTCGAGAAGCCGACCGACGTAGTGAAATTATCGAAGATATGTTCGGACGAATACTTCCAATGCCCGATAACTGATTACGTGGACGAAAACGGTTTTTGGTTCACGAACACAGACGACATCTATGTGAGTTACGTATCGAACGACGACGCATACGGATACGATTATTCCTTGTGGCCGGAAACCTTCACCCTGTACGTGAGCCTGTACCTGGCGTCCCGGGTTGCGGCCCGGCTGCGACCAACCCTAGACACGCGCGGGATAATGATGCAACTGGCCGCCGCCAAGGAAGACGCGCAAGCCAAGGACGCCGTGCAAGGGCCGACGCAATTCCTCCCGCAAGGCGGATGGATAAATGCGCGTCGCAATGGCCGATGGGGTGCCCGCGGATCGAGAACGAGCCTTTATGGCGGATGATGTCGTACTGGCCTTCAACCGCGGCGTAGTCAGCCCGCTTGCCCTTGCGCGCGTAGACATCAAGCGCGTGGCGATGTCGGCAGAAGAACAAGTCAACTGGATACCCCGTACGCTCGGCCCGATGTCGATTCGCCCCGGCCTGGGGTACATTGGTGCCACCAAGAGCAACGCGGCCGCGCGGTTCATTCCCTTTATCTTTTCAACCACCGATGAAGCTCTGATCGAACTCACAGATTCGGTCATGCGCGTGTGGGTAAACGATGCGTTGGTGACTCGTCCATCCGTAAGCACTACGGTGTCCAACGGGACGTTCACTAGTAACTTAACCGGATGGACCGATAACGACGAGGTAGGTACTACTTCGGCATGGGCGACCGGCGGCTATATGTCGTTGTTGGGCGACGGCACGAACGCAGCAATACGCGACCAAACACTTACCATTGCGGTAGGGGACCAGAATGTGGAACATGGCCTGGATATCGTCATAGAGCGCGGATCCGTGCTTTTGCGGGTAGGTAGCACATCCGGCGCGGATGACTACATCACCGAAACCGAGTTACTCAAAGGTCGGCATTCACTGGCGTTCACCCCGACGGGGGGCTCGGTATACGTGAGGTTGCTGAACCGGGGCTCGTATGCGGCACTGGTGGACTCCTGCGATATCGCGCCGTCCGGCGTCATGGAGATTACCACCGACATAACGAGCAACTTATTCAATAGTCTCCGAACGGCACAATCGGGCGACGTTATTTTCATGGCGTGCGGACTCACACACCGGCCCATGCGGATAGAACGCCGTTCGACTACTTCCTGGTCCCTGGTGGATTACGTGTTCGATAACGGCCCATTCCGTGCGCTTAACACGACGCCGACCACGATAGTATCTAACGGGATAAACGGGACCGTTACCTTGACCTCTTCAAAATCACTGTTCAAAACGACGAACGTAGGCGGATTGTTCAAGCTATCCTCAAGTACTCAAATCGTGTACGGGGTTATCAGTTCGGCTGATACCTATACCAACCCCGTACGGGTAACGGGCATCGGTGTCGGGCGGGCCATATTCCTGAACACGTCGGGCACCTGGTCCGCAACGTTGACGCTGCAGCGGTCCGTGGGCGCGCCCGGATCATGGGTCGATGTGAAAGACTACACGACGAACCAAAGCAACATATCCATAAATGACGGTTTCGATAATCAAATCATATATTATCGGGTAGGGATTAAAGCCGGTAACTATACGTCGGGATCGGTTACGCTGAGTCTTAATTTCCCTGCGGGGTCGATCACCGGCATAGCCAGGGTCGTGGGGTTTCTCAGTGATACCTCAGTTACGGCAACGGTGCTGCAGGATTTCGGGGACAACACCGCTACCCTGAATTGGTCGGAAAGTTCATGGTCCGATCGCCGGGGGTTCCCTTCCGCCGTCGCCTTCTTTGGCGGCCGCATATGGTGGGCGGGCAAAGATAAGATTTACGGGTCGGTAGTGGATGGGTTCGCCAATTTCGACGAAGACTATGTAGGCGATGCGGGGCCAATAAACCGCAGCATCGGTTCCGGTCCCGTTGACCTGATAAACTGGTTGCTGCCCCTGCAAGCACTGGCGGCGGGCGCCCAAGGAGCCGAGTTCTTGTGCCGGTCGTCAAGCCTGGAAGAACCGCTTACCCCCACCAATTTCAACTTGCGGGAGTCCACCACTTACGGTTCTACGAACGTGGAACCCGCGAAAATCGACGCTGGCGGGATATTTGTTGACCGCACCGGTACCCGGGTAATGGAAGTCGCCACCGACTCAGCCACGCTCACCACGCAAGAACTTACGGTCATCAACCCCGGCATATGCCTACCCAGCATCGTGCGATTAGGCATACAGCGGCGCCCGGATACTCGCATCCACATGGTGCGGTCCGACGGCGTGGTGGTCATGCTGGTGTTTGATCGCGCGGAAGATGTCAAGTGCCTGGTGACGGTCGAAACCGACGGAGATATCGAAGATGTGGTAGTACTCAACGGGATACCCGAAGACCAGGTTTATTACGTGGTCAAGCGCACGATCAACGGTTCGACGGTTCGGTACCTCGAGCGGTGGGCTTTGTTGTCGGAAGCGGTAGGGGGTGCGGTCAACAAAATGGCCGACGCGTACGCGGTCTATGACGGGGTGTCCACAACCACCATAACCGGACTCAGCCACCTGGAAGGCGCGACGGTTTGTTGCTGGGCGAACGGCAAGGACCAGGGGACTTTCACGGTATCCGGCGGGTCCATTACCCTGCCCGAAGCCACCACCTACGCCGTCACCGGACTGGTCTATGAAGCGCGGTTCCTGTCCACTAAATTGGGTGCCGCGTCCTTCGGCCCCAACGCCCTAAATATGACGAAGCGTATATCGCAGCTTGCACTTATCCTGGCCGACACGCATTACCAAGGGTTGCAGTACGGACAGGACGCCGACCACCTGGACGAGTTGCCGCTGGTGGACGATGGGGTAGAGACACCCGCCGACACAATATGGTCGGCTTACGACCAGCCGCCTTTCGCTGTGAACGGTACCTTTCAGTCCCCGGATACCCGGCTGTATCTGAAGGCCACCGCACCGCGGCCCGCTACTGTCATGGCCGCGGTAATCAGCTTCGACAAGGGCCGGTAATGGTGGAGATACGACAAGCTACACAGAAAGATGCAGAAGCGTTTTACGGTAAGCAGCCCATCAAATCAATGCGCGCGTACGTGGCGGTAGAGAACGGGAAACCGATCGGGATAGGCGGCGTGTTCCGCGACAAGAATACGTTCGTAGCGTTCTCCGAGATGAAACCGGAAATGCGCAAGTATCCGAAGGACATCGTACGCGGATACCGTATGATATTTGAAATTATAAAGCGGTATAATATCGTGTATGCGATTGCAAACAAACAGGAAAACAACGCCAGAAAACTGATAACGAAACTAGGGTTTACACTAGCAGAAGTAAATGGCGCAGGGGAGGAAGTTTACGTATGGCACAATTAGCCGCACCGATCGCTATAGGGGGGTCGCTCCTTAGTGCCTTCGGTTCATTGCAGGACGGAAGGCAGCAATACGCCGCCGCGCAGTACCAGGCCGACCAATTGCGTAAGAATGCTGGGCAGACTGAAGCGGCAGGACAACGGGATGCGGAGAACCAAACTCGCCAATCAGCGCTTCTTCAATCCCGCGCGCTAGCGGTGGCCGGGGCAAGCGGAGCCGGGGCGGTGGATCCGACCGTACTTAAACTTATAGCCGGGATCGCCACCGAAGGTGACCTCGCCGCAAGGACCGCGATGTATAACGCCGACGAGCAAGCGCGCGGTATGCGCAACCAGGCCGCGGCAACGGTGTTCGAAGGCAAGCAAGCGAAGAAGGCTAGCAAGGTTAAGGCGCTCAGCACGTTCCTGAGTGGTATGGGTAACGCTGCCATGGCGGGGTCGCGCTTCAATAACGGCGGATGGTTCGGCATGGGCAACGCCGCCGGTTACGGTGGTTACACAGCGGCGGAATAATGGCAATCACTCTACCCGATCCCACAGCGATAAACCGGCTTTCCGCGCAGCCCAATACCAGCATTGCTAGTTACCGGCCCGGGCAGACGGCGGCCGCCCTTGAACACCTGGGTAGCGCGATCGCCAACCAAGGCAATAACCTGCAGTACGTCATGGCACGAGAACAGGATCATCTCGACAAGCTGAAGGTGCAAGATGCACTCAACAAGCTGGAAGTCCACCAGCAACAAGCAACGGTAGGTGAGAGCGGGTACAAGCGGGTCATGGGCGGCGACGTGCTGACCCCTGATTACCAGAAAAATTACCTATCCCAGTTCGATACCGCGGTCGGTGGGATATCAGCCAACTTGACCCCGCAACAGAAACAGCTTTTCGACGCGCACGCGAAACAGCAACGCTTGCAGTTCCAGGCGGGGGTCATGCAGCACGCCATGGGGCAGACAGCAGTTTACGAAGAACAGGTTTATAAGGACACCATCGCCAGCGCGCAAAACGCCGCGGCGACAAATTGGAACAATCCGCAAGCCGTCGAAGCCGCCCTGGTGAAAGCGAATGTCACGCTGGCCGACAGGCTGGACCGTATCGGGTTGAAGGATCCGGTGAGCCGGGAGGTCCACCTGAAGGAAACGGAAGGCGGGGTGCATGCGGCTGTTATCCTTTCGGCAATCAACAACGACAACGCGGGGTATGCCAAGGCGTACTTTGACGCCAACAAAGGGCAAATGACACCCCAGCAAATCAAGGGTATTGAGTCGCAACTGAAGCCGGCTACCGACTTCGCACGCGGTCGGGATATCGGCCTGGAAGCGGTCAAGATGATGCAAGCCGGTAAAAGCGGCGTGGATATTGAAGCATTCCTTGCCAGCAAGGCGGATACGCCCGGGATATACCAGCAAGCCCAGTCCGTGCTCGGGCAGTTCCAGCAAGCCGCGAAGGCGGACGATGCAAACGCCAAGGGAACCATAATCGAGAAGTTCTCCCTGGCGGGCGCGAACACGTCAGCCATGAACGCCATACTGAACAGCCCCGAATACCGGGCACTGACTCCCGAACAGCGGGGCACGGTCGCGGAGTACATGCGCGGGCAGTCGCGCGCGACGAGTGAATTTTTCCGGGTACAGAATGACCGCGCGCAAGCGAAGAAAGCGGACGATCCCAAGGTGTTCGCGGCTTTCATGGATACCATGGAGTCGCCGGAATTTACCGGCATGACCCGGCAACAGCTTTACGCCCTGTCCCCTACTCTCGGGGCTCCGCTGGTCAAGCAACTACTGGCCGAACAGAAAAGCCAGCAATCCGGGGTTGCCAAATTCCAGATAGACGCCGACATGTTCAACGCCGCTGTACCGCCGTCCGCGCAGGGCGACAAAGAGCGTACCAAGGCGTACAAGGGCATGGTGGAATCGAAGCTGCAGGACTTTTTGGAAACCGAAAAGCGCAAGCCGACATTGGAAGAACAGAAAGCCATTCTGCGCAGCGGGAGCGAAGTTTACGTCGAAGCCGGCCGGTTCTTTGGTACCAACGAACGGGAAGCCTACGCACTTACGCAAGGACGGCCGTCGTACCCGCAAGCCTTCGCTGGTAGGGCGAAGACGATTGTCGGCAACGATCCCGCGAAGCTGGCCGATGCATGGGGATTCGTTACCGGACTGCAAGAACTCGCAAGAATAAAGAAAATGAAAACCATCCCCACCGAAGCCGAGGCACTGGCGGAATATGTAAGAAGCCAGCAAGGTAGCGGCATGTCCAACCAGATACCAAGGTAAACATTTTGGCCTATAACTTCGAAGCGGTACTAGCGAATATCGAGAAGCAACGCAACGGACAACCCCCCGAACCGACACCGCCAGTAACGGCGCCGAACAGCACGGCACTGGATACGCTCGGGTTATCGATTCAGCGGGCGGCGACCGCCAACCCGCAGGACGAAGCCAAACGCCGCAAGCTGGCGGGCGAACTCAAGATACCGCAAGCTATCCTCCCGCCGACCCCTGACGCGGAGTCGCAAGCGTTCCTAAAGAACGCCCGCGCGCAAGAGATAATGCAGCGGTACCCGGCTCTAGCCAACTGGGCACAGAATCCGGATAACGCAGCGGTAGCCGGCAAGGATTTGGTATCGCTCGGGGACATAGAAAAGACCGCAAGCAGCTTGCCGAAAATTGCACAGTTCGGCAAGAACCTGGCCGGGTCCGCCGCCGCCGCTTTCCCATCCGCAAACGCGGCTATCTGGTCGTTCGTACAGGCCGCAGGAGCGATTCTTTCCACGAACGTTACCAAACCCCTGTCCGATAGAATTGGATCGCCTGACGTGGGCGAAATGCTGCGCACGACGGCTTTAGACATGAGGAAGCGTGCGTCAACTATCGCCGGCGACTTGGCGCCGGATACCGCCGGAATGGGTACCGTTGAACGGGGTATCAACTCCGGGGTACAGTCGGCCGCGACTTCGCTAATGATGCTTCCCTTATCGGTTGCCACCGGCAGCCCGACGCCAATGCTTGCCGGCCTGTCCGCGATTACCGCCGGGCAATCATTGGGCGAAGCCACGGACAAGGGGCTCCCCCTGAACGAAGCCCTGATACATGCCACCAAGCAGGGGGTTATCGAGTACGCCACCGAACTTTTTCCGGTAGGGAATTTGCTCAAGAACCTCACCATGAAAACCGGACTGGTGCGAACCGCCACCGAGTTTATGGTCCGGGAAGGTATCGGGGAACAGGCAGCAACCGTGCTGCAGGACTTGGACAAGTGGGCAACCCTGAACCCGGACAAGCCGTTCAGCGAATACCTGGCCGAACGCCCGGAAGCCGCCCTGGAAACTCTGATCGCTACGGCGGTCGGCGGCTCCATTCAAGTCGGCGGCGCGAAGATGGTAGCCAAGGGTTTGGAAACCCTGCAACGGTCAACCACAGTTGACCTAGGCCGGGCCCAGCGCGCGGAAGAGAACCACGGCATTATTCAAGGACTGGGAGAGCAGGCGGCGAAACATCCTCTGCGCGAGCGCGACCCTTCAGCGTTCCATGACTTCATGGCTACCATGACCGAAGACGGCAACCTGTCCGACGTCTATGTAGACGGCAAGGTGCTGGGTGACGTGCTCAACCAGTCCGGCATCAACATGCTCGAACTCGGCAAGAAAATGCCGGAGGTCGCGCAACAGCTTGCCGAAGCGCAAAAGACAAACGGCGAAGTGCGGATATCGCTCGCGGATTACGCCACGTATGTAGCCGGCACGGACGTAGAGAAAGGCATCATTGACCACCTGCGTGCATCGCCTGACGGCATGACGTACACCGAAGCGCAACAGTTCTACCAATCGCAAAAAGAAGACTTGAGCAAGCAAGCCGCTACGCTTATGTCCGACGCCAGCACTACGGAAGAATACAAAGCCGACGTTCAGCAAGTACACGACACCATACTGGAAGGGATGAACAAGGCGGGCCGGTTCACGCCGGCGGTGAACGCTGCGTACGCGGTGCCGTTCCGTGAGTTCTACGCTGTGCAAGCCGCGAAGATGGGCATGTTACCATCCGAACTCTATAAGCAAATGCCGCTTAATTTTGCGGGGGTAGGGCGGGGGGTGGAGTTTAGTCAGGCAAGCGAAACGGGGACTGTGTACCGGGGAGAATACTCGGGGAATAAGAACGGCAGCTACTACACCAACGATAAGGAATTCGCCCGGGAGTTCACGCAAAGCGGACAGGACAAAGAAATAAAAACGGCAACGATTGCCAAAGCAGATATTTACGAACCGCAGGAATTACCTTTCGCTGGAGACACTGAAGCGATAGACGCGGCTATTGTCGAAGCCAAGGTAGAAGGTAAAAGGGCGGTGCGCGTTTCCGAAGGCGAGGGCCAGCCGCCGTCCCTGTTCGTGTTCGATAAGAAGGCTTTAATCCGATCCTTCGGGACGGGTCGCACTTTCAACCAAGCTTCAACCGTTGCAACCAAAACCGCTTACGAGAACCGGATAAGTGAACTGTTCCGGGGAGCGAAGCCGAACGCCAAAGGAGTAAAGGTCCTGGACCGGGCCGATGTACTGGATATGCTGGGCTACGGCGGCGAACCGCTTTACCTTGTCGAAAGCAAGGTTTCCGACGGAATGTACAACCATAAGCTGAACGCGGCCCATTGGAAGAAAATCCCGCAATGGCTCGATAGCCCAGCTATGGTTTTGGACTCGGATACCGTTCCGGGCCGACTGGTATTTATTGCACCGGAAGTATTGAAGGACGGAACGCCAATAGTTGTAATAGTCGAACCGTCCGCGGATAAAAGCGGGGCCAAGGTAAATCTGCTAGTGAACTCCTACGAAAAGAGCCACATGCCGCTAAAGAAATGGGTAGATGATGGGCTATTGAGGTATTACGATAAAGGGAAGAGCTTCGCGCTCACCGAGCGTTCCGGCCTCTACAAAGCCGGGCTGACGGGCGCACGTTCCGGGCTGCAATTGCCCGGTATGACGCAAGCGCGAAGCCGAAGCGGGAAGATACTACGGGAAACCGATCTTGTCAAGTACCGCCAGGATAACCCTTTCAATTTACAACAAGAAAACCGCGCCGGGTACAACCCCGACACCTTCACCATATCCCTACTGAAAGGCGCCGACCTATCGTCCACCTTGCACGAAGGCGGGCACTTCTACCTTGAAGCACTGGCAGAGATGGCCGGACGCCCGGACGCCCCGCAACAGATCAAGGATGATTTCCGCAAGACGCTGGATTGGTTCGGGATAACCGGGAACGAGAATTTGCAGCCGGGGGTTCGGGGTGCTGATCTGGGGCAGTCAAAGAAAATAACACACGACCCCACAGTGTACTGGCACGGTTCGCCAAGCGGTGATCTTCGCGGGGGGTCAACCGGGCTACACCTGGGTACTAAACTAGCGGCAACGCAAGCACTAGAATCTCGCATAGGCGTTCCCGCGACAGGCACATGGGACGGTACGAGAGAGTACGGTAAGACCCTGCTTGCCGGACGAAAAACGCTCAAACGAATAAATGCAGAAAGGGGATACGACGCCTTCACCGGGCAGAATGCAAGCCCGCCAGAAGAGGATTACTACCCCACGCCCGGCATGCTTAAGTATGCCGATGGCACCGAAACGCCGATGGACGTGAAACCCAGTATAAAACCTTTCCGGGTTAATACTGAAATGTCCAACAGCAAGTCTTCGCCCCACGAAGATTTCAAAGCCAACGGGTACATGAGGGCGCAAAAGAAAAAAGGGAACGCTAAGAAGGGGTATTACTATACAAACGTCGGTGAGGATGACGGGTCAATTTCTATCGTAGTTCCCGACGGTACCCACGTAACACCGGCTGACGGCATTCTGAACCAAGGCGGCGACCCGGGAACCCCCGGCGACCTTCCGCCGGGCCGTACCCCGGAAGAGGTATGGCGGTCCATGTCACTGGACCAAAAACGCCCCTATCACGAACAATGGGCGCAGTCCTTCGAACGGTACATGCTGGAAGGGAAAGCCCCGACCACGGAGATGCAGCCCATCTTCGCGCGTTTCCGTGCGTGGATGCTGAACGTCTACAAGTCACTTGAAAATTTCCTGAAGAACAACCCCCTGGCCGGAAAGCTGAACGACGAAGTGCGGGGAATCTTCGACCGGCTCATAGCTGCGGAAGAGTCTATCAAGGCCACGGAATCGGTTCGTGCTTACGCTCCCCTGTTCGAGAACAGCGAAGCCGCAGGTGTAACCCCGAAGCGGTTCCAGGAATACCTGGACCTCGGGGAAGCGGCTACCCAGCAAGCAATCGACGATCTATCGGCCCGTAGCTTGCGGGATATGAAATGGTTGTCCAATGCGAAAGAGAAAGCAATCAAGGAATTGCAGAAGGAAGCTAAAGCCAAACGTAAGGTAGTCGAAGAACAAGTCAAAACCGAAGTCATGAGCGAGCCGGTGAACCAAGCCCGTACGTTCCTGAAGACCGGCGAGATGACGGACCCGGCAACTGGGGATCAAATAAAGGCGGAAGCCGGGTTCAAACTCGACAAAGAAGCCGTAGCCGCGCTGTTCCCGAAAGGCGGTACTGTTACCCTCGACTCCGCGAAACTTCGCGGCATGACCGCGGAAGACGGCCTAAGCCCTGAACTCGCGGCCCAAATGTTTGGGTTCCCTAGCGGCGAAGCCCTTATCCTCGAACTGGTGAACGGCGAGAGCGCGAAGGAAAAGATCGAAGCCATGACCGACCAGCGCATGCTGGAACAGTACGGCGAACTCTCAAGCGAAGAGGATATCGAGCGCGCAGCAGAAGCGGCCATCCACAACGAAGCCCGGGCCCGGTTCCTGGCTACGGGGCTCGCCATGTTGTCCAAGTCCCCCATCCCGGCCAATCAACTGAGCAAGGCCGCGAAGCAAGCCGCCGAAGCGACGATAGCGAGCCGCAAGGTGCGCGACCTGCGCCCCGCGCAGTACGAGCGCGCGGAGACGAAGGCGAATAAAGAAGCCATCGCACTGGCGCCGAAGGATCCACAAGGCGCGGTCCAAGCACAGCGGGCCGCACTCTTGAACAACAGACTGGCGAAGGTGTCGGCGGACGCCGTCAAGGAAGTGGAAAAGATACTCCGGTACGTCGGCAAGTTCCAATCGGAAGGAACTCGCAAGGCTCTTGACCTGGAATACCTCGAGCAGATAGACGACCTCCTGCGGCCGTTCGATTTCCGCAAGGGCCAATCCCTGAAACAGATAGACAAAAACCAAAGCCTCGCCGACTGGATAGACGCGCAAGAAGCCCAAGGCTTCGAACCGGCCATCGATGCCGCCCTCATGGACCAAGCGAAACTCAAGTCCTATAAGAACATGACCATGGAAGAGTTGCGCGGGTTGATCGACTCTGTGAAGCAAATCGAACACCTGGGCCGGTTGAAAAATAAACTCCTGCTCGCCAAGGATGAACGCGAGTTCAAAGCCGTAGTGGCGGAAGGTATCGATTCAATCGAAAAGAACGCGAACCGCACCGTAGAAGAACGCGGCACGCCTACCGATGCCATAGGAATCGCAAGCAAATGGTGGCGGCAAATGACTGCGGACCACCGCAAGTTCGCCAGCATTATGCGGGAGATGGACGGGGGTAAGGACAACGGGTTCATGTTCAACCATTTCCTGAAGTTCATGAACCAAGCCGGTGACAACGAAACCCAAATGAAAGCAGAAGCCACCGACAAGCTGGCCGCGCTTTTCAAGAAAATAAAGAAGGATCCGGTGCCCGGGAACATATACGCGAAGAAGCGGGTAGTGCCCGGTACGAACCTGTCCATGACCCACGAACAGCGAATTATGTTCGCGATGAACTGGGGGAATGCTGGGAACCGCCAACGCCTGTTGGACGGCGGTATCACCGGAACCCGTGCTCTCTCAATCGGGCAAGCTGAAGCGATACTTGACACGCTCACGCAAGAGGAATGGGACTTCGTGCAAGGCGTATGGGATTTCATCGGGGAATACAAAGAGCAAGTCGCGGCCCTCGAGCGGCGGCTTACCGGCATCGAACCGACATGGATCGACCCCGCCCCGGTGAAGACCAAGTACGGCACGTACAAGGGCGGGTACTTCCCGGTGAAGTACGATACCGAGTTGTCGTCCCGGTCCGAGTCCCTGGAAGCGGCTACCGATTTGCGCATGGGCATGAAAGGTGCCTTTAACTCCGCAGCGACCCGTTCGGGCTTCACAAAGATGCGGGCCGATCAGGTAGTGAACCGCCCCATTCTGTTGAGCTATAACGCCATCTCTCAGCACGTCAGCGAAGTAACGCACCGTCTGGCATGGCAGGAATGGCTAGTCGATTCCAACCGTTTGCTGAAAGCCCTTGACAACCCGATACGCGCGCACTACGGCGCGGAGATACTTCGCACCCTGCGCGATACCGTGGTGGACATAGCAGCGGGTGACGCCCCGGCAAAGAACGGCACGGAAACTGCTATCAACCGTTTGCGGGTAGGTTCTACCGTGGTGGGGATGGGCTGGCGGGTCACGACGGCTCTATTGCAGCCGTCCGGGCTCGCGCAAAGCTGGGCACGGGTCGGCGGGCGGCATATGGCGCGCGGCGTGTACCAGTTCAGCAAATCCCCGATTACCTCTTCGGAGTTCGTGAACAGCAAATCGAAGATGATGGTAGACCGCGGCAAAACCATGCAGCGGGAAATCAACGAAGTGTTGAACACGATCCGGGCCGGCGAGAAGGTGTCCGCGTTCAAGGCGAGCTACTTTTCCCTAATCGGGAAGATGCAGCGCATGGTTGATATCCCCACCTGGCTGGGCGCCTACGACAAGGCTACCGAAGAACTCAAGCTGCAGAATGCTTCGACCAAGGAAGAGCGGACCGCGATCGAAGAACAAGCGGCCGCGCTTGCCGACCAAGCCGTGCTCGATTCGCAGTCCGGCGGGCAATTGAAGGATCTCGCCAAAGTGCAACGTGGCTCCCCGCTGCAGAAGATTTTCACGAACTTCTATTCGTACTTTTCCGCCACGTATAACCTCAACGTGGAAGCAGTCCGGCGGACGAACTTCAAGTCACCGTCGCAAGTGGCCTTACTGGCTACCGACATGGTGCTACTCAACAGCGTGCCAGTTCTCTTCTCGGTTGCCCTGAAAGAACTCCTGAAAGGTGAATGCGGCGACGACCTGGAATGCCTGGGCAAGAAGCTAGGGCATGAGCAGCTAAACTTTCTGTTGGGCCAAATGATTCTGTTGCGGGAAGCCGGGGTCGCGATCGATACCGCGGCCGGGGGACAGGGGTTCGGATATCAGGGCCCGGCGGGGCTGCGGTTCTTCTCCGACCTGTATAAGCTCGGCCAGCAAACCAACCAGGGCGAAGCCGACATGGCATTCTTCAAGGCGGCCAACCAAGTAAGCGGGGCGATACTGCACTATCCTGCGGGGCAGATTAACGCCACCATGGAAGGGATCATCGCCATAGAAGAAGGGAAGGTCGAAGGTATGGGGATACTCCCTGCACTTATATCGGGACCACCTAAAAAGTAACACGTAAAGTAACACGCAAAGTAATTGATATTTTACTGAAAGTACCATATAGTGCCTTAAATTGTAAGGAACTATATGGCAACAGTTCAGGACCGCATAAACGGATTGGTAGGGGAACTCGGAGTCAAAGCCCCGGTTCTCGTAGCAACTACCGCAGCCATAACCTTATCCGGGGAACAGACCATAGACGGCGTGGCCGTTGTGGCGGAAAACCGGGTACTTGTCAAGAATCAAGCAGACCAAACCACTAACGGGATTTATTACTGCCAGGCTTCGGCCTGGGTTCGCGCACCGGACTTCGACGGTGTGCGGGATTGCGCGCAAGGCACGCTCGTATTCGTCTACTCCGGAACAACGAACGGCGGTACATTGTGGCAGTTAACGACCAGCGATCCGGTAATCGGAACCTCCAACCTCACGTTTTCGTCCGCCGCGAGCCTTACCGCTTCACCTTTCATACAAACTCTTCTTGACGACACCACCGCGACCGCAGCGCGCACAACCTTGGGCGCGGCTGCCCTGGCGGGATCCGCTTCACAGAGTTTTTCCGCAAACAACCTGACCGCCGCGGGCAACATAGGCGCCGTTGGCCTGGCGTTGTCCGGGGGGTTGAGTGCCGCGGGCGCGATAATCCCATCGCAAACAAACGGCATAACCGGCACGACAACGAACAACAACGCGAACGCAGGCGCGTGGGGTGAATACATTTCGTCTTTCGTCCCTTCCGGTTCCGCTGTTTCGTTAACCAGTGGCGTAGGCGCGAACATGACATCGATATCACTCACCGCGGGCGACTGGGATGTGTTCGGCCTAGCAAATTTTCGCTTCGGAGCAAGTACCAGCGTTTCGTCACTGTTCGGCGGAACGAACACCGTAAGCAGCACCCTTGATTCGTACCAATTCTCCCACCGTTGCGCAGCGTTCGTTCCCGGGGCCGTGGACATCGGCTACGCTTTCCCGGGCCGCAGGTACTCACTGTCCGCTCTTACGACGCTGTACGCCGTAGCTATCGCCGGTTTCACTGTCAGTACCGCCGCAGCCTGGGGATTTCTTGCAGCCCGGAGGGCTAGATGACACCTATAGATCTGCGCGCGTATTTCCCCGATAACAGAATAAATACCTACAACAAGCGCGACGGTTCGCAGAGTTCCCGGTATTCCCTTCAGCGTTCCTTACCCGGAGCACCTACCGGGATCGACTCGCTTTATTACGGGTACATGAGCCTAGGGAAACCCGGCGCGCCGTACATGTGGCGCAAGGAATATTACCGATCCGGTTCCTGGTGTACCGATACCTATGGCGTTTTGTTCATGGGCGACGACTTATCTATTACCGAAACCGGCGATTGGACGGCCGGAGTACCCTGTACGCCAGACCGCGCGCAAGGGTACAGGGTGCCGGGAACTTACACCTATTCCGGCCTTGCCTGGTCGGGGGTAGGTGGGCTGTCGGACGTTCCTGTAGTCAAGGAAGTGGACGTATGGAAGCAGCCCTCCCCCGGGGCGGGGATGACGTTCACTGGCGTTAAAGCGTTCAGCCGCACCGGAGTGGTGAAAGTATTACCGCTGTTCACTCCCGCCTATGGGCGGGACGGGTGCGGCGTATGGGGGCCGGGCAACAGTCGTACGTATTGCGACGTGGCCCACATCGTCATGTACCACGGCACGAAAACCCCGAACGTGGCTCCCGTCCGCTGTGTCGGGCCGATATCTACCGCGGCCGGCCCTTACTACCAATCATACAAGGACTATTCCTCGTACGCGATTGAATTATGGCTGGCGCCAGGCGTGGGGATCATACAGGAGAACTGCCCTTTCATCGAAGACGCGACCGCCTGGGGCGGCGCCATCTCTAATTGTTCCGGGGATATTTTCGCCGCGAGCCCTGGTTCGTGGATCACTTACATAGACCTGATATGAGATACGCACATTTCGAAGGCGACAAACTCGTTTCGCTCGGTGAAGGTCCCGTACTCCCCGACAACATGGTAGAGATTACCGAACAGCATTACGACGAACTGGTCGCCGCATATCTCCGGGCAGTGGACCCCGATCCCGTAGCCACGGCCCGACGTCGGGTTGACGATGCGTACCAGGCAGAACTCGACGCCGTGGCGTCCGGATACCCGGCATGGGAGCGGGAGTCGTGGCTCCGTCAGGAATCCGAAGCGCGGTCCGTGCTCATGTCTCGCCCATGGATCAACGCCGCCGCCGAAGCGCGCGGTATAAGCGCGTCCGATCTGATAGACAAAATTAAAGCCAAAGCCGACGCCTTCACCCTATTGCACGCCACCGCGACGGGGAAGCGGCAACGGCTGCAGGACACAATCACCGCACTAGGGAGTAATCCTTCGCAAGCGGACCTCGACTCAATCCAATGGTAGGACACTAATTGCCGACACCAAAACTTTCAGAAGCAGATTTAATTCAGGCGTTAAATTGGGTTGAAGAGTTCGGTAGTCCGTACCTGGCAGAGAAAGCGGGTTGCGGCGTGCCTAGCGCAACGCTTCGACATCGAGTTCACCAAGCCGCGATTGCCGGACTTCGGCCCACCTTCCGCAAAGACGCCCCCCGGATCCATACCCGGGAACGGCTAGGGAAAATGCACATAGTCATTCCTGACGGCCAAGTAAAGGACGGCGTGAACACGGACCATTGGGAATGGATCGGTAACTACATTGCAGAAAAACAACCTGACAACATAATCAATATCGGCGACTTTTGGGACATGCCCTCGTTGTCTCTATACGACAAGGGAAAGTTACCATTCGAAGGACGTCGGTATGTAAAAGATGTGAAGGCAGGAAGGGACGCCATGGAGAGATTACTGAAACCGGTACGGTCGGTGCCCGGTTACAAACCAGTAATGGATTTCTGCGAAGGGAACCATGAGCACCGGGTCACGCGGATAGCAGATAACAATCCGGAGTACCAAGGGAAGATTGATATTGAGGACTTGGGCATAAAGGAATACGGCTGGAATTACCACCCCTTCCTGCATGTTATTACCCGAGATGGTATCGACTACTCCCACTATTTTATCTCGGGCGTCATGGGCCGCCCGGTAAGTTCGGCAGCCGTTCTCCTGCGCGAGCGCCAGCGGTCCGCGACCATGGGCCACGTTCAGCACATGGACATCGCCATACACAAGAAGACGCTGCAGACCGCGTTGTTTTGCGCCACCTGTTACTCCCATGATGAACAGTATTTGGGGCCGCAGGGCAACAGCCAGAAGCGGGGAATCATCGTAAAGCATGAGGTAGAGGAAGGCAGGTACGACATTATGGTGGTCAGTTTAGCGTATCTGAAAAAGGCATACAGTTAGACATATTTTAATTGTACGGGAGTACAATATACAAACAGAGGGTAACTATGTCCACGACGTTTTACAGGAGAAATAAAATGGCTGATTTCAACGACGCGGTAGAAGCAATGGCAGCGAAGGCTTTAGCGGAAGCCCAAAAAGTAAACAGCAATTTCAATGGGGAGATAAACCCTCTCCTGTCCAAGTGGGCGCGGTCGAAGTGGGCTGGCGCCATCGCTTGCGGATTCGGCGTAGCGTTGCTCGCCATCGGCGGCTTCGTCGCTAAAGTCTTCCTGTAACCGGTGTAACGTGCGCGATGGTAAGGACGGAGAACACGGGCTTGTTCTTCCCAAATGGCTCAAACCGGCCTTATCAAGCGCGCTGGGCGCAATTCTCATTGGGGGTTACAACGCATTTACCGAGTTCCAGGTGCTTAAGCAGGACGTGGCCTGGATACAGCGCGGCAACGAAAGGCGCGACGCCGAGTTCGCGGAACTCCGTAGGGAGGTCGGCGGCATGAAACACGAACAGAACGACTTCCATTCGGAAGCCAACAGCAAGCTGGACAGGGCGGTAAGCACCTTGGAAGAACTGGCAAGGCGGCGGAAATGATTAAGTACTGCCTGGGCTTGTTGCTCATGGGGTGTACCGCCATAGGTCCACGGGTACCGGATCCTCCTATGCTTATTCCGGTAGTCGCCCCACCGGACGTTGCCGCCGCCCCGAAGAAAGAGCCCGCCCGTAGCAAACACTCCCACCACAAATGTAACGAATCCTTTGAAAACAAAAGGCAGGAGTTTATGTACAAACTGGACTGCTTGATTGACGGGACCGGCGGGGCGTGAAGACAAGACAAGCTGTTGCAGGGCTTGTACTTGCAGCGTCCACCATGGTAGGGATAGCGACACACGAAGGATACAGGAGCGAAGCGTACCTGCCTACACCCGACGACGTGCCCACCATCGATTTTGGCCGTACCAAAGGCGTAAAGATGGGCGACAAGTCGAACCCTGTCCGGGGCCTTCAGTTGCTTATGGACGAACTGGATACGGTGTATGTGGCCGGCGTGAAGCGATGCGTGAAAGTACCGCTCTACGATTACGAGTTCGGGGCTTATGTTTCTTTTACCTACAACGTCGGAGTGGCGGCCTTTTGTAGCTCGACGCTCGCGCAGAAGCTGAACGCCGGGGACTACGCGGGCGCGTGTGCGGAGTTGAGTAGGTGGAACAGGCAAAAGGGTAAGGTGCTACGCGGGCTCACCGCCAGGCGGGAAGAGGAACGCGCAATCTGTGAGGGCAGGGCATGAGCATAACAGAAGTGTGGGAGCTACTTGGGCACGAGAAAATTTCCGATACGGTGACAGCGGAATAGCTGTCAGAAACAGTTTGTTTGTTGCGGTTCCTCTTTTCGGAGCCGAACGATCTACCGTACCGTGGCACCGTAACCGCGCATGTGATTGGCGCCGGGCTGTACGAGTTCAAGGGAATGGTTTTCGTAAACGGAGAGTCGGCAACACTTCCCGAGCACCGGGATATAAAAGGATATTTCCGGGAACGCGGACTGAAGGGCATGTCAAAGCGGTTGAAGAACGGGAATGTGATAACGAAGGAGTATGCCTAAAAACTAGGCGCACGTAGGAGCCCTACAATCGATTTAAATTCAACAGGTAAGGGGTAAGTATGTTCGGTATAAGTTTAAATCCGCTCCATTATGTACTTGCTGGGGTTTGTGTTCTCCTGGTTATCGTCAGCGGGATATGTTGGTACCGCGGCGTTGAACTCGATACGGTTCAAGCGAAGTACGACGCATTCGTAGCAGAAACAAAAGCGGTTGGTGTCGTCGCGGACGCACAAGGGAAATTGAGAAACGAAAAGTTCGAGTCATTGAAAAAGGATAAGGATCATGAAATCACTCTCGCTCGTAGTTCTATTAGTGCTTACGCTGACGAGTTGCGCAAGCGCGCAGAAAGTCCCCGTCGCAGCTTACTGCCCACCCCCACCGCCAGTACCGGAAATCCTGAGAGAACCGATTACGACCTATCAGAACTTGTTGAAGCGATGGGAGAATATACTGCAGAAGTGGGAGCAATCCGACGAGAAATTACGGACCTTGTTACGGAAGGCGCAAGAGCCATAAGTGACCTGAATGGGTTAAAGGAATGGGAACGAGACGTACGAGCCGTGGAAACTTCCATAGCTCAGCCGTTAGACTAAGGTGCTATAGCAAAGATTTATCACATGATATATAATACCCCTACACTGTAAATAATTCGTTTACAGTGAAATCAACTTAAAAAGGGGTTATAAACATGTTCTTGTCAGCATCCAAGATTCAAAGGCACGCGGTTAACGTCGTATCGAAAACAGACCCCGAGAAAGAAGACGGGGTTTTGTTCGCCACCGACATACGGAAAGCAAAGAAAGGAGAAGGAAAAGTACGGTTCGTGCGTTTCCGGATTGGAACCGAAGTAGCGAAGAAATCGGGTTTCAAGCCAGGAATGCGGATCGACTTGCAATTCGATCCAAAGAAAGAGATAGGAATACTTACCGCGCTGCCTGAAGGCAGTACTGAGGGCTGGTCTTTACTCGGGCTCAAGAAGAATGCGGTAGGGGAAACCCCGCTGCAGCTTTTCTTCACCTGGCACGAGCAGCACCCCGCCATCGCAGAGCCGAAACTGTGCTCAAATGTGGAAGTATCCGAAGAGGGAATTAGGTTCAAGTTCCCGGAGGGAACGGTTTTTAATGGGCTTCCGGAGGATCCGGAGCCACCCGCTGATAGGCGTTGCCGGGTAGATACTTCTTATAAGGGTCCGTTTCGTCGCGTAACGGACCGGTTAGCAAATGGCGGTAAGTCGTCACGTAGAGCGGCCCACGCCCGGTAATTAAAAAGCTAACCGGAAACTCTCCCCAGTTTCCGGTTTTTCTTTGCCCTCATAACCACCTGCTCTCCTCCCGTTTCACTCGCACATATTCCCATGCAACAAATATCCCGAGCAGCGGAACAAACACGGTCAGCATGGCTAGAATAAGCACAGCGGCCGTCTTCAAAATTTTTTACCTACGATTCTGAAAACCGCATGAAATAAGGATGAAAGTTTCGCTTTTAGGAAACAAAAACGAATGTAAGCAATTGAATATAAAGGATTTGTCAGCGGCCTGCAAAGCCGTCTACGCCGGTTCGATTCCGACCCCCGCCTCCAATAAATCAAGGACTTATAAATTGGGTTCATAGTGGTTTTAGGAAACGTTTCCTACGACTGCTATTTATCGCGTTTGTCGTAACCGGATTTCGTTATCGGGGACACCCGTTCGCCGACCCTGGTCCGCACATATTTGGCGGTCATCGATTCGGTAGAATGCCCCAGCAACTTGCGCGCGTTCGCCATGGTTTCCATATCGGACGCGGATTTAGCCCGCAAATCCTTGAACTGGAACCGTACGAACTCTACGCCTAGTTTCGCGGCTCGTTGCTCTGCTTTGTTCCTGGCGTTGTCGAACTGGCTGCGGAAGTACCCGAACGGTTTTAACTGTTGTCCCTTCGGGTCCGCGAGCAGGGTCATACCGACAATACCACGGGATTTAATCCGGTCTATAAGCTTCGCCAGTTCGCCTTCAATAGCGATTTGTAGCCGCGCCTTGGTCTTTCCTTGCTCGATCCATAGACAACCATCACGAACCTGCTCCCAACGCATCCGGAGCACGTCAGCGGGACGCTGGCCCGTAAGATAGGCTAGGTCTATAGCGTCCTGGATAACCGGCACAGCGCAGTCGTAGACAAGCGCGAGTATTTCATCGGTGACATAGATATCCCGGCCTTCCTTGATTTTCATTTGTCGGGTTATGCCGACGAGAGGGTTTGCGATTCGCATGAACCCGCGAGCTCGCGCCCAGTTGAAGATCACAGACAGGAATTTGATTTCTTTCTTGGCGGAGGACTTGGCCGAACGCTTATCAAAGTACCGCATGAAATATTCGGGCTTGAAGTCGTCCATGCCCATCCCGCCGAATATTGGTTCGATTTCCTTCCAGTACTTCCGGCGATCGCTTAGTGTGCGGTCCGATAACTGGGATTGTTTCTTGTCGTTCGCCCAGACTGTGTACCGCCCATAGATCGCGGCTAAATTGCTTTCGTCGTTGCTTATGATTGGGATTGCGCTAGTGCGCTCGAGGTCCAACCACTTGACCTTCGCGGCCAGCAAATCCTTGCCTAGTGGCGTAAATGTGCGCTTGCCGTCTACAACTCGCTCGTAGAAAAAATACTCAACCGCGCCGCGCTTGTTTGCGCGCACACGGCGTACCATCCGTGGCGGGAGATCTTTAGTCTTTCTTCGCGGTCGGGGCATCGGGTACCTGCTCGCCGAATTTAGAAGCGACGAAGCAACGCATGGCAGATTCCAGTGCAGTATTACCTACCATTACCGGATCATAACTTTCCCAATACATCAGATCTACGGCTTCTACGCTGATGCGCTCCCGCTCAATAATCGGTCCGCCTTGTGCCCAGTTTGTCGAAGGGGAATATACCTCTTCAGAAGGGGCGCCGAGCTTTTCACGGATATAAATATTGTTCCGCCAACCCTCTACTTCATATCCTTCCGCTTTCGCTACCCAAAAATCCAGCGTTATGCCCTTCAGTTCAGATACTTTCATTATCTTACCTTACCTTATCAAAATTCGGCAACTTCCCCGGGGAGAGTTGCGAGAAGTCCATACCCGCCATCTTCATTCTAGCGTACCAACGCCCAACCACGGGCCGCCCAGCGGCGTTCACTTCCGACCGCCACCCGTGCTCGGCCAGCCATTCAAGCTGCTTGTCCCGGTGTGTGCGGCCGGTGAGTTCCGATACCTCGTCCGGGGTTAGGAATTCGTGATCGAGGGTCACGATTACTTGCGCTCCAACGCGGCGCGCAGTTCTTCAATTCCAACCTTGATTCCGTAGGGCATCTGAGTACCCCATCTGTCTGAGAGAGCAACTAGCGACTCCGCCGCCCGCCGCAGCTTGTCGTCTGCCGCCGTGTAATATCTGGCGACTCGTGTCTCGCAGCCGTCACTGGCGCCTACTGGCGTTCCCTTCGGCTCATCCTCCTGCGCTGGCGAAGTTTGTTCTTTATTTATCTTTTCGACCAATTCTTTTGGGAAGCCTTTAAGGGTTTCCTTTGTAAAACCTCTTGGAGTTTTCATAATTATTTCTTTAGGTCTGGCATAAAGAGGGATTGTGTAATGTTCTACTCTTTTTGGTGATACTTTCATCCACAAATCTTTCACAGATGCATGAGCAATATCCACCCTTGTTTCTTTGTCATGCATCCAAGCGACAGGCTCATCCTCCTGCGCTGGCGGTGTCGGAGCGACGGCGAGCGCAGCTTTAATCGCGCCCTCTATGTCCAGCCGTATGAATTCGCTGTCTCCCCGGCAAAGATGAGAAAAAGCTGCCTTCACCATCTCTTCTGTCGGCCATCCTTCGGGTAGATTCATTTCTTCACCAATTCGCATGAGTAATTTTCTTTTACCGGCTGCTCAATGGCCTTCCTGAGTTCGGCAATCTCCCTTTCTACAGCGTTATAGGCAGCAACGCCGGAAGCAGCTAAACTCGCAACAGCAATGATCCCCATAAAGGACATTGAATAAGTCGAAGGCCCTCTTCTACGCTCCAATTTTTCTTCCATCTCACTCTCCTTTAGTATTAGGTAGCGCCCTTCGCAAGACGCTACTTGCTACATCCTGCGTTGTCGATCCACAGGCTCAAATCATTTCAGCTAATTACGCTCTTCCTCCTTTGGTTGAGTTGAAAAATCTTTCATGGCGGCGTCAGTCATTGAATCTATATCTTCAGGTTTGGGACGCCACGCTACGTATGTCGATCCTCTCCATTCATGGAGCATGCATATTTTTTCCATGCGATCCGGATGGAGTCTTGCCCATATCCCTCGCTCCGCATCCTTACGCAGCCGCTCGTTTTCGGCCTTGAGCCTATCTATTTCGTTTCCGTAAGACTCGCGCATAGAATTTATCGCAATACCCTTTAGCTCAACTTCGTCTTTGAGCGCATCAATCTCTGTCCGTAGCCGTACAATTTCCCTGCCCGCTTCTTGCTCGATTGGAGGTGTTCGCATTGGGCTGATAGCGCCGGGGTAGATGTAGTTGCCGCTCAATCGCTCAACTATGGTTGTGGGGTTGTCGGCATTCAGTCTAGCCAATTGTTCTTTAGTTGCCATCGGAACCTTCCAATTGTTGTTCAAGAGCCGCGATGCGCGCGTTCAATTCTGCAAATTTGGCGTCGGCTTCCCGTCGCATATAGAACCGCCCTCCCGGTTTGCGTATCGCGTTGTTGGAGTATATCGACACATCAACCGGCGCGGGCAAGTCCAGGGTGGTGAACGCGCTGTTATCCTGGAATGGCATCCTTGCACCCGTTCTCGAAACGCAGGTTCCGGAGGTATTCGAACCGCGCTTTGGCGGCTTGCTCTTCTTTATCGGCTGCCCCGCTGAAGTCCATAAAGAACAGCGGTACGAGGACCAAGAGTCCCGTGCCAGCGTATATTGCATTCTTCCTGCGCTGTACCGCGGCATCCTGCTCGGCTTGTGCTATTGCCCGGCTTGCTGTGTCCATTTCATGCGCAAGTGCGGAGCAGCTTAGGTGCCTGTCCATGTTGGTGGTGAGGGGCAGGGGGTTGGGCTTCGTGGTAGCGCAGCCACTTAGAACCATCAATGCTATCAACAGTAACTTTTTCACTTCGAATCTCCCTTCGTTGGTTGTCAATAAAACCGGTAAACGCCACGTTCACCGCGATAAAACAAACGATGAACCATGGCGTAGTCATTCAAAACTCCATTCCCGTGGCAAGTGTTCGGTATCCCGGAAGCGGAAAACTTCCTGCTCCTGTTCCCGCACTTCGTCCCCGATGTTGGTTTCGTCCTCGTAGTACTCATGTTCCATTTTCAGTTACCCTCTTAGTTAGTATAAATGACAACTGAACTGTATCAGGGGATAACGGTTGTGTCAAGTACTTTTCAGTGCAACTTTTTCAGGTAGTCTCTACACCTTCCGCAGTAACCGTTCACTATCCGCGTAAAGTACTCCCCGCACTCCGCACACTCTCCCGGTTCGCCGGCTGGGATATGCGCAGCACTCATCCGGATATTGTTTATCTGGTTGTTCTTCATAAGGTTTTCCCGTGCGGTGTCCGCGCCGGCTAAATCTGCTTCGTCAGCCACGGTTACACCCTCCGTATAAAGTAGCTCCCGTAGGGGCGCTCTATTTCGATATTTATTTCCTTCGCATCGCAGTATTCCTTTATTACCCAAACTGTACCGCCTTGCGCGGAATGGTTAGACCAGCCTAAATCTAGGAAGCGAGCTATCATGCCCCTCGCAATCGCACGCTTCACCGGTATAGGGCACATGCCCGCCTGGTCGGTTATGTGACGTAGCGTTTTACGGCCGTCGCCTTCGAACCGAGTACCCACAAATAGTTCTTTATCCACCCCGTTCTCCTTTCAATTGGTCTTCAAGTTTCTGGTTACGCCGTGGTAGGGGGCACCAAGCGATGAGCCCGAGTCCCTTTTCCCAGCTTCCTATAATCGCGCAGCCGTGCTTGTGAAGCAGGATCATTTTCGCGTTCTTGTTCGGCGGCTCCGAGTACCGATAATAGAGTTCGCCATCGGGAGCCGTTATGTGGTCCATTATCGCCTTCTCCTTAACGCCTCAAGTAAAATATCCTGTACTTCTCGTTTCGTTTCGACGCGCGCGAGCACTAGTTCGTCTACCGTGTCCCGGGCGATGATGTTATGGATGAATACGTTCCGGTCGTACCCGGCTTGCATTTGCCGAACGGGGCCGATACGTTCCATTACCTGCAAGCGGTTCTCGAGGTTCCAATCCATGCCGAAGAACACGAGTATGTTCCCGCCGTCCTGCAAATTCAGTCCGTGGCCGGCGGATTGGGGATGGGCGAACAGGACAGGGATACGCCCCTCGTTCCATTCGCGAATGGTGGACGACTCTTTATCCAGGTGTCTACTTCCGGGGAAAGCCTTAAGGAGTCTCGCCAGGTCGCTCCGGAATTGGTACGCAACCAGTACAGGAGCCCCGGCCGCTTCTTCGATAACGTCTTCCAGGGCTTCGATTTTCGCATCGTGTACCTCCTTCCATTCTTTTGATCGGGGGTCATGGTCGTCTTCCGCCAGCGGGTCCACGTAACAGGCACCGTTGGCAATCTGCAGTAGCTTTTGTGTCCTGGCCGCCGCGTTGAAGGCTTCGATTTCGTGTCCGCTGTCCAGCCGTATGAAAAAGTCCTTTTCCATCTCGTCATACAGTCTGCGGGCCTTCGGCGGCAAGTCCACGTAAATGTTGTTTACGATCGGTTCTTTAAGGCCAAACCAGTCTTTAGCATCGATGGTGAGGCAGATATCGCGAAGGGCGTTTTGAATCTCGGCTTGCGCGTGGTCGTGCGGCTTCAAGCTGAAGCCGTCGTGCCCGGTCGAGAACCACCGATCGCGGAACCCCGAATAAGTTCTACCCAACCGCTGCCCGGCGTCCAGGAACCAGGCTTGACCCCATAAATCCTGTAATCCGTTGGGTGCCGGCGTGCCTGTAAGCTCCGTGAAGCGTTTAATGTTCGTGTGGGATACCTTCGCCAGTGATCGCGCGCGCTTCGTGCCCTGCTTCAACCTGAAGCCTTTCAGACGGGTACTTTCATCGGACACAACATGAGAGAACGGCCAGCGTTTGCCGAAGTGTTCTACCAACCAAGGGATCGTTTCGTAGTTCGTGGTGTACACGCTCGCGTCATACCGCAACGCGGCCCGCCGTTCGGCTTCACTGCCCACCACCGGCATGACGCTAATGTTCCGCAGGTGTTCCCACTTGCGGGCTTCTTCCGGCCAGGTGGACTTCGCTACTCGCAACGGCGCCAGGATAAGTTTCGGCTGGTCCTCCCCGCACATGATGAGATTGTCCAAGGCAGTGAGCGTGGATATGGTCTTACCCATCCCCATGCCGGCCCATACCGCGCCCCGGGCCACGTCCATAATGTGCGAACTAATAAGCCCCTGGTAGGGGCGGGGCGTGTAGAGTTTGCGGGTCACGTTAATGTAGGTCCGTTCGTTCCGCGTGCGATCTATTGAGAACCGGTATCCCTCCCGGCGCGCCCGGTGTACGCCATTCTCTCGCCGCCGTTCCCAGTCTAATATCGCGCTTATTCCGGGCCTTGTAGCTTTGCTGGTTAACTTCTTTGCGGCATGCTCGGCAATACGCATCCACAGTGCCGCTTTTGTAGACGACGCGATGGGCTGAGCCGCAGCGATTACAAGGCGAGTCCGCTTTGGGAATTACGATAACCTCTTCCCGCGGCGGGGTATTGCATATCAGGCTTGTCCAGTCGGGCATTGGCGGCGGTAGGTTCATTGCAACGTTCCTAAAAATTCGTCCACTCTTTCGAGCGAATCCAGCACATAAACGTAGGCTTCTTGATCGCCCATCCGCTTGTGTTCTCTCAACTGCTCCGGTCGGGGCTTCTCGCCCGGCGCCTTCAGTTCTACCCAGTGTGTACCGCGGAGAAAAATAACGCGGTCCGGAGCCCCGCGTCTGTTTACCCACGACACCTTACGAACCTCACCGCCGAGTTCCTTTACTCCCTTGACGAGATGCCGTTCGACATCGCGTTCGCGAATCATCCAAAGATCCCGAACAAGCCAAAGACGGCGGCAAAAATACTGCTTGAAACCACCGTCCCCAGGAAGGCGCCAAAGACAAATACGATCCGTTCGTGGCGGTCGAGTTCGTTCATTGCCAATCACTCCTTTGGCGTTGGTGTTTCACCTTCTGCTTCGGCTCGTAGAAATAGAACCCGTCTTCCCACATCGCCGCCCGGTGTTCGTCCTGGTACGGGTTATCGTCAGGACTAAGGCCACGCTCGGCGGCCCGCTTCCCTTCAGTGTACGGCGTGTGTTTCATCGCTTTGCGGTTCCGGGACCACCGGCACGATGTCTGGATGAATGGTGTAGCTCGCAGAAGTTACACAACGAACCCAGCTTTGCAGTTCCACTTCGACATCTGAAGGCAGACAATCATCGGGCATTTCCACATCTTGACTGATACCGGTGTCCACTTGCCCGTCGAACATAATCCCTGCATGGAAAGTTACTCTCACTGTAAAAACCCTCTTGTGTGCATGTAATTAAAAAGCCTTCGTACCCAGTAGCCCCGCACCAATGAAATGAGGGTGAAGACCGCCGCTATAAGCAGGTTTTGGCTTGGTGAAACCTGCAGATTAAACCAAGGGAAAACTATTACTTGTGTTACTACTGCTACTGTGTAGCCGATCGCGGTACCAGTTACGGTTTCGATCAGGGAACCGCGTTTCGATTGGCTCATATCGCTTCCCAGTAAGGGCCGAGCATTACCCAAAAACAGTACTTCGCCAGCAACAGGAAGCAGATGCCGTTTATTAACCAGCGGGCTACCGGATCGTCGTCCATGTCAATCCTCCTGTTCCGCTGTCTTTTCTATTGGGACTTCACCGCGCTTAACCGCATGAAGGAATTTATATATCTCGTCGCCCAGCAACAGGTCGCCCATGGTTCTAGGATTCCTGGCGAGTTGTTCGGCGGCGCGGGACAGGAGTTCGTGTTCGCTGGTCATAGATCCCCCAGGATGTCTTCTAGCCGGCGGAAGGTAACTTCGATCGCTTTGTCGTTCAGTAGACAGCGGTCGCCTTCTATACGGAATTTAATACCCACTTCTGAGGGGTGCGCCTCAACCGCGGCAACGTCACGCAGCACATGAATAAGGGTTCCCCGTTCGCGTATGAACTCGGCTTCGTTCTCGAACCGAACGTCAGAGAACACAACACCTTCGCAATATGTCTGGTCGTCGTTGTGGGCGTTTACCCTCCGGATCTCTTCGACGTATCTATCCGCGACCCGCAGCCAGCCGTCGGTGGCTACGCAATCGCGCATCCATTCGGTACCAAGTGTTTGGGCCATGCGGCGGGGGGATACCCCGAAAACAGGATGGGGAAGTTCTTTCGTTTCGCGGTTATCGCAGTCAACTCCGATAACCTTCAGCATTTCTTTCAGGGGTCCAGCCAGGCTATACTTCCGGAATCCGTGATTCGCTACCAGGTAGTCTGCTACTGTATCCTTGCCGACACCGGCCCTGCCGGTGAGTCCTATAGTCCTCATGCTTCCCTCTTGCCTAACCTTTTCGGTATCGATAGGTTTCAAAACCCGCAGCCGCTAGTGGAAGTCCCTGCGACCATTCTGTATTTTGGATCATTATATCACTGAGTAACGTCGGTGTAAAGCGTTCCTCATCGTTACTTTCACATATTACTTCGTCATGTACCGTAAGTAATATATTTAGTCCGCTTTTTTCTATTTCCGGCATGGCGTAGTACATCACGTCCCGCGCGGTTGCTTGCGTTATGTTCTCCGCCAGTTTACCGCCATACGTTTTAATCCGTGTCCATTTTCTTGTGTACTGATTTTGCCCCATGTAGCTGATTTCATCCGTTTCGCTGTCCACCCGCGGGAACGGGTAGCAAAGAGCACGGCCAGAAGGCAGCGCAATGCGCAGCCAGGCACCGTCACGGCGCGCGCGGAGCTTCCGGCAGGTAAAGGTATTACCTGGCTGGTTAATCGCCTGGCGGACCGCGGATTCGAGTTCGCCCCAAAAGGACGAGGTTCTAAGGTGCGCGGCCCGCCATAAACGTTTGAATACGTCGCAAACCACAAACGCCCGTTCGGACAGTCCGAACGTGGGCAGCTTCTTTTTAACCGCCCATTCATAGAACCCTTCGGCTTCGTGAACTTGCTCGCCCGGTAGGGTACCCCACGCACCTTCTGCCATGGCTTCAAGGTCCAAACCGTAAGCCATGGCAAAAGTTATATACGCGCCCACTCCACCGCCGTATCCGCAGTTATGTACTATCATCGGCCCGTCGTCGGTTATTATCGTGAACCGATTACGCGGACCCGCTAGCCGTAGATCGTAAACTTGCTTCCAATTCTCGGATTCGTTCTTGCAGTCCGCGGACGGTGCGCTTATTTCGTTGGTTGTCTTTATGGCTGACGAATCGCAAATTTCCCGGCTCATATCCCCGTTCGACGTCGATTCTGTCAAGTTCGAGGTCCGGGTTATCCCATCCAAGGAGTGAAGCGATGTAGGACAGAAACGCTCTCCGATCAGACACCCACGGCGGATAAACGGTGATCCCTCTACCGCCGTAATTTGGATACCCAGCGTCTTTAGGGTTTCCGCATCGGTTAATACACGCGGAGATGCGCCCGAGTAGCCTGGTTCTATCCGCTTGATCCGGTACAATGTCCTCGTATCCCCAATATTTTTTTCGCCAGTAACCCGCTTTCTTTTTTGCGCAAGCACTGCACCGAGTACTTCTTCCTTTGCGCAAGTTGTAATCGAATACGGCGTGTTCTGGTGCTCCACAAGAGCACCGGACCAGGATTCTCGACACACCTCCGGCGTTCCCGAGTATGTATCCAGTGACGGTAAGTTCTCCGAACCTGTCTCCAATGCCAGGCGGCGGGTTTTTTCGTTCGAAACGAGTTCGTGCGCCGGCTTCCATATTTTTCCGGTTAAAATTAAATGATCCGGAGTTACTTCTATACCGCTTATACGCACAATCTTCTTCGCACCTCTCGCTACCATGCCCACATGTTTTACCCATTGTTCACCGTCCCATACCAAGTCTTTAACAGTTACGTCTACTATTTTTTTTATCCCGTTGCTCGTCAGAACCCTCGTGTCTTCGCCGAAGCAAGCGAGTTCCATAACCTTGCCGATTTGCCTTTGTTCCTTATTGACATCCTCTACGGGGATACGGAAGGCATTAGCGTAAGCCAGGTTATACAAGTCGGCGCCGATCCCGTTATCGAAATCCCGGAACGCTTGCAGCTTCCATTCTTCACCGGCCAGCCAGGCGAGTGCCCGGCCCTCGATGTTCGCAAGATCGGCAATTATTAGCTTCTTGCCCGGCGGCGCGATGATGCAACCGCGAATGGCGGAACTGGTGAGTTTCATTACGTTGTCGAAGGCCACGTCCGCGCAGCCCGCCTTCAACAGTTCGATGCCCATATCTATTTGTTCGCCGGGCAGGAGCCCACGGGAGGGGAGGTTTTGCGGCTGGAATGTACGGCCGGCTGCACGACCGGTACGGGATGCACCGCAAAACTGAATAGTGCCCCGGAGCCGGTTATCGTCGTTTACCGCATTGATGAGGGCTTTATACTTGGTCGTGCTGGATGCACTGGCCTGCAGGCGGATTGCGAGCAGTTCCCGCAGCCCGTCCGGGAGTTCGGGATCCTGGATTCGCCGCTCGAGGGTTGCTTTCCGGAGGTCCGGTAAGTCAATTCCGTATTCTTGTAAAATGTGTGCGAGTACGACGCCGCGCTGGGTTGTGGACTCGACGGCTCCGCTTGTATTTTCCCGGGTTTGATTTCGAAGAACGAGTTGCTCTTTATCGACAGCGTCAATTGCGCACCGGGCGAGTTCAGTATCCACCAGGAAGCCGCGATCATTAATTCGCTGATCGAGGTGCCAAAGGGAAAGTTCTCTACCGCTGTAGTTCCATTTGGGTAACTTACATGTAACCTCGCGCATGGCCGCAATGTCGGCTCGGGCATAGTCAATAAATCGTTGCCACTCTTCGGGGTGCGTCTCACGGGTTGCTCTCCTTATTTGTGAGTTCTTCGGTCGGGGTTTGCAAAATAACTGAATGAGTTGCTTGCCGTCCTTGTGCTTCGCCGCGTCACTGCCCACCTTCAGGATGTCGCAAAGCGCGTCCAGGGAACCGGGCAGGGAGTGAGCCAAAGCCTGAACCATGCTGCAGCGCACGCGCTCGATAGGTAAGTCGATACCCAGCGCGTACCGAAGCACCGGCACGTCAAACATGGCGTTATGGAAGGTTATAATCTGTTCGGGATTGTCAAGCTCGCGGCGTAGGGCTCGCGGCATGGGTTCGCCGGTTGTGGCGTCCCAATGATGTACGGGGCCGTCGTCCACCGCCCAGGTGAACAGCATTACTTCGCAGGTGGATGCGTACCGGAACGTGCCGTGCTTCAGGGGTACTTCGTTGAATGTTTCTGTATCTGCCCAAAGCATTTAAACGCAACCCGCAACATACCCCAGCCCACTAATGCGTAACGCTTCGGCGTTTTCTTCGCCGTAGGCTACAAGGCATATGGGTGCGCCGGAATTAAAAGGTGCCCTGTCGCCATCTACATAGTGGAAGTGCGGCCTTCCTTTAACAAACAGCACAGCGTCCGCTTTACCCCACACGCATTCATAGAACATTTCTGTTTCTGTCCGTGCGGGGATTAAGGCAACCCCATTGCCGTGGTCGCGCAGTTTTCGCAGCCATTTCACTGCTTCACGGCCAAATGGGGGATTGCACCAAACGCGCCCGGACCAAGGTTTAGCTAATCCGTCGTCGGGTTTTGAATAGTGTTCTTTAGCGGTATCCCAAGGACGGGATACCGGGGCGCATGGGTCTAGATCAAAGGATCCCAAGGCAGATATTATTTCTGGTGGCGTTAGCCACTCGTCGTTTTTCATCTTCGCGCTCTGATGCGAACTCAAGCCCATGTATGTTCCCTCTTTTATAATCAAACGACCGATTCCCCGAATTAACCTGTACTTAATTACGACTGGCAGGATTTGCCCGGTGTCGCTTCCCTGAAATCAGTTCGCGGGAGGAAGCGAGTAGGGATTCGGGGCCGTCAAGCAGGAGGTCAAGCCCACTCAAAACTTCAGGAGGAAACCCAGTCAACCGCTGAATTCTGTGAAGAGTGCGGCCGGTGCTGATCTCCGGCTTGCGTGCTTTTTGGTAAAGGCCCCCGACACACCACGCTGCAACCTCTCCGCCTATGCATATCAGCCTACGCATTCACACTCTTCGGCTAGGCGTTCTAGTTGGCGGGCTGCATTTATCACAATCCAACTAGAACCCCTACCGAAGAGCCCCGGTTGCCGTCCGGGGTCGCCATCACGCGACGGCTGTTTCGCTTACAGTACCGAAGCGAAGTCTTCCGAGTCCGCGCCTTCGGACAGGTCTTCGAAGTCGTCGGGGTTGGCCCTCGAACCGGCGAATGCGTCGCCGTCTTTGAAGAACTGGACCGCCAACAGGGAAGCGCGGACTCCGGGGTACTTGCCGGACTGCGTGTAAATGTCCACGCTGGCATTCACGTAGCAGCCCGCGTATGGGCGTCCGCTGTTCGCGGACAGGGGTTGCTTGTTGGTATCGATTACCAGGGGTTGCCCTTGCTTCTCGCCCCGGTGCGAGGACAGGTACATCATGTCGGCGAACCCGTCGTACTCCTTGACGTTACCATCCAGGTAGCAGAATTTTTGGCTGTTGCCTTCGTAGCTCTTGAGCATCGCGGCTGCTTTGGTTCCGTATGCGGCTTCCGCTTCTTGCTTGATGGCTGCGCGGATTGCCTTGTCGTTTATGCTGCCCGGGTCAACCAGGAAGGTAGCACTGTACCGCGCGTTCTGGCTTCCTTCGAATATCTTGGGTTCCCACAAGTCGGGGAACGCCAACCTTACACCTTTCAGTACTACCTTCATTTTCTAGTTACTCCTTATCGTTAAAATACAGTAGTTATCGTATCACAAGATAGTGTCGGTGTCAATGTTACAATATGTCGCTGTAATCGTTCGTTACATCCTCGAAATCGTCCGCCGGCGGGGTAATGACGAGTGCCGGCCGCTTGTCGCTTTCCGGGGCTACGCTCGGAGATCCTTCGGACTGCGTGATGTAGCCAGCCAGCTTCGGCCACTGGCGGGGGCCGATCACTTTGGCCTTGCTCAACTTCTCCGCGGTGGTCGGGCTTATGAGCTTCAGGTCGTACATTTCCTCTACCTTCAGCTTGAAGCCTTTCATAATCATTTCAGCTTCGGTTTCGTTCGACCACTTGCGGTTTCCTTTCTTGCCTTGCACCAGCTTGTACCCGGGCACCGGTTCCCCCGCGAACAGTTTGGCTTCGACCTTCGCCCGGACCGCCTTGCACCAGTCCTCTATCAACGGTATGGCGGCCATTTGCTTACTCAGCAAGTCAGCGGCGGGCGATACTTCTATCGCTGTTTCGATGTTATCGAAGTCGGCGCCTATCGCCTCTTGCACGTGTCGGGCCAGCGCCGGGCAGGTGGCCCGTGCTTTGCAGTAGTTCTTCTGGCAATGGGGACCGGGGTTCAGCCCTGCACCCTCTTTCGTGTTAAGGGCTATAAACGCATCGAACTCTACTTGTTCCCCGAACGCCTCTAATTCACCGACCGAACATGACCACTCGGGGTAGTGCCCCAACCGTGGTTGTGCGATCACCATGCGCACAGTTTCGAAGTCGCAGACCGCTCCGTACGCACGCAGGGCGGCCAGGGCATAAATCATGAGTTGTTTGTTGCGAACCGCGTCCACTTCCCGCATGCCGTACTTAAGGTCCACGATTGTGAGTTCCTTCCGTGGCGACGATACAATCACGGCGTCCGCCGTGCCGCACGCGCCTTCCTCCCCGGTTATGTGGTCTATGGGCATGCGGTGTTCGATCGATGCCATGACGCCGGGCAGGTAGTACTCCCGCACCTTGTCCACGTACGCCTGGACATGCCCGGCCATGGTGTCGTCAACGTCGAATACGTTGCTGGCTTCGCCCGGCTGGTCGGGATTCCAGTAGGCTTTCCCTTCACAGACAGCGATCCGCCGTCCAATGAACTCGACCGCATCCCTGTCCCCCAGCAAGCAGACCGCGCCCAGGTGGTGCGCGGCCGTGCCTTCATCGCTGTAGTCGTTGGACGAGTCCGGTTCGTTGGCTTCGAGGGCTACCGAACCGGGGCACGCCATCCACTTTTCAGCCCCGGAGGGCGACAACCGCGCGTGTTCAGGCATTACGTCGCCCTCCTGGCTTTGCCTTTGAAACCCCAATCCCAGTTAGCGTATACGGCCTTCGGTACGTGCCACTTTTTACCGTAGGCGCACCGTTCAAGAAAACCGGTGCGTCGTATAATTTCTTGCATGCTTTGGTGCGGCATGTACTTACTGCGGCTACCTTGCCGGCTTTTGTTGCTGAAGTGCGAACGGATAAATTGTTTCATTGCACCCCCATCTCGTCTTGCAGGTCGTTCAACAGCGCGCACAGTTCACCGGCGGGGACTTTGGAGAACTTGTCCACGCCGTACTTCTTGAGCAGCTTGTCGGCGGCGGTACGGCCGCCCTTCGCCACCAGGAACTTATGGAGCACGGGAAGAACGTCGGCTTCATAGTCCAGGGGTTTGGCGGGTTCGTCAGCGACGGTTATTTCTTCGACAGGGGTCGGGGTTTCTTCGACGGGAGCAGCGTCTTCGTATGTACCGAGCGATTCCATGGTGGGCGTTGATCCCACTATGCCGCGCATCGCCGGGGTATCGATGTCGAAAGCTGCCCGTTTGCTCATTACCTCTATGAGTTGGTTGATGGCGGCGGTGTTGGCTTGTATTGCGAGTTCAAGTGACATTTATTGCTCCTTTTTGGTTGATTTGATCGCTTCGGCTATCGCCTTCAGCCCGAAATAGATACCCCACGCAATAGCTACTGCTCCTAAATCGGTCATCGCGGCGCCCCGTCCAGTCCCGGCCGTCCCCAGCCTTGGTTACGCATGTGCTCGCGCTGTTGTTCGTACTCCATGGCGTTTTGTTCCTGTTGGTACAGGTCGTACCGCTGCTCCTGGTAACGTTGCCAGTTCTGGCGCCGCTGCAGCCCGTCGCGCGCCGCTTGTTCGCGTTCAAGTTGCTGGAACGCGGGGTTGTCGCGCACGGATGGGAGTTCGGCGTAACTGTCCGTGAGCCCCAGGACGGCGAGCAGTAGGCCGGCCATGGCGGACGCTAGTAAGTTGTCAGTGGTTTGGGTTTTCATAATTCGCTATCCTCGTAAAAGAGCGGGACGACGCGGTAAGGCGATCCTGCGGGAAAGTCTTGGTCCATAGATCCAGACATGATTACCGCTAGCGCCCTATTGGAGTGCACTTCACCAACCTTTCCATCCTTATCCACTATCCCGTACCCATAAGCCTTGCGGGTAGAGAGGGCGGCTTGCCATCCTTCCCAGGCAGCATGCTCCATAAGGGGCACGTCAAACTCATCTGCATACCCCATTCTCTTCGCCCACTTCTCAAACCTTGCCCTCTCGCTCATACCGCCTCCCGTCCCTTAGCCCAGTCCACTATCGATTGAATCCGGTCCCGCCGGGTTTCGTGCTTGATGTTCGCTTCCAGTCGCTTTACCAGTTCCCGCTCGAGGATGGTAAGCATGCTGTGTTCCTTCGCGAACGCGACTAGCTGCGCGTTGCTCATGGTTCTTACTTCGCTGATCGGTGTTAGTGCTGGGTTCATTTGAGTCTCCTAAGTTGGTTGAATTGTTTTACGTACTCTTTCGTTTCCGTGATGTAAGGCGAAGGCATCGGGTAGCACTTTTTGAATTCTTGCGCGCTACCCCCAGCTTTCCGCTCCATTTGGTACTTTAGTATCTCCCGCTGAATGCCTGACTTCGTGGTAGCCCAGGAAGGGTAAACAGGCTTCGCTCCTGGCTTGAACTCATCCGCTACGCAACTGTGCCGGTACTTTTCTACTCCGGTTCGCGTGTAAGGAATCTGGCTTTCTGGCGGTACCGTGCCGGCGGCTACATGGCGGCGGTACTTCGCTATTTGAACCGGGTCTGCTTCCTTGAAATCTGCCTTTTTATTGTGCCAGTACTCGTCGTGGCATCCGTACATTCCAATAGCCATTTGTTACGTCCCTTTCTCAATTAACCTATCACGGTTCCCAATGTATCACCCGCTAAGGTAACTGTCAATACTTATTTTATCACTTGATATTTTAGTTACCTTACGTTACCCTTTGATGGTCGTATATCAGGAGGTAACAGTCATGCAAAAACTAGGAATCTGGCTGAAGCGAGCCACGATACAAGAGCGGGAGGATATGGCCCGAGAGGCGGGTACTTCGGTTGGGTACTTGCGGTTATTGGGTTACGGGCACCGGGAGAACCCCAAAGTGCGTTTGGCTTTGGCGATCGTCAAGCACGCTGCGCGCATGCACCACAAAACACACGGGCGGCTGCCATTGATAACCATTTACGACCTGGCACGGCACCCGGTTCAGGATTTGGAGGAAGTTAAATGAGTCTCGATTTCGACTGCGCGGTATGCGGCAACCCCCTGGACGTGTTTACTTGCCCGGATGGCTCCGGCTACAACATTACTCCCTGCGAGACGTGCAAGACCTACGAGACTTCGCAAGCCTATGACCGCGGTTATGAGTACGGCTACCGGTCGGGGCAGGAAGGGGATGAACCAATCTAAGGGGCAACTATGACAGATTTAACAACGGACGCCCTGCAGCCGCTTGTCAGCCGCGTGCGTACGGATGTGCACTGGAAAAAGGACGGCGGCCCGCCAATGTGCGTAAAGAAGCCGCTTACGGATGCGAAGCTGGTCAGCCACCTGGACGGTGGGCCCGCGCGCGGCGTGTGCCCCATCAAGGCCGGGGAGTCCACCACGCGGGTAGCGGTCCTGGACCTGGATAGCCATAAGGGGGAAACCTCATGGGCGGATATGTTCACGGTAGGGGATAACGTGAGCCGCTTGCTTCTGGAACAAGGCTTGCGCACTGTGCCGTTCGCGTCTTCGGGCGGCAAGGGTATCCACCTGTACATGCTATGGGACGAGCCCCAAGACGCCTACAGTGTTCGGTGTTTGCTTCGCGAAGTCCTGGAAAACCTCGGTATAACCGACGGCGCCGGCGGGGTATCCAATAACCAGGTAGAGATTTTCCCCAAGCAGGACAGCGTACCGCTGGATGGGTTCGGGAATATGTTCATCCTGCCCTATTCCGGCGAGTCCTGCCCTCTCGAACCGCTTATGGACTACCAGCGGATGCCCAAGGACTACCCGGTCGAGTGGCCGGTGTCGGCTCCGGTGCCCGTGGTTGCGAAGCCGGAACGGGTTGAGAGTGCCCTGCCGCAAGGGCTCGACAAGCGGCTGACTGAAGCTGTGCATGCGCTATCCCCGGACCTGCCTTACGACCAATGGTTGAAGGTCGGCCAGGCCATACATCACGAAACGGAAGGCAGCATAGAAGGGTACCTGCTTTGGGACCATTGGAGCATTCCCGGTGCTGACTACCCCGGTGCGGATGAGCTCGAAGCAAAGTGGGAATCCTTCGGCAAGTCATCAGCTCAGCCGGTGACGGCGGGCACCATTTACAAGATGGCGACGGAAGCCGGGTGGATCGATACGCCGTCCGCGGATGATTTCGATGTGGTGGAAGAGGAACCGGAGCCAGTTGTCAACGGTTCGCGGTTCGCTGTTACAAACGCTCTGTCCTTCGCGGCCAGCAAGCCGTCAAGCTACATCATCAAGGGCGTGCTGCCTGAAGCGGATCTTGCTGTGTTCTACGGAGAGACAGCGAGCGGTAAATCCTTCTTCACCCTGGACATGGTATGCGCCATCGTACGAGGGGTTCCGTGGCGCGGTCGGCGGGTAACACAAGGCAAAGTACTGTACATCATCGCTGAGGGCTCAGGCGGCTTTAAAAACCGCATTAACGCCTACGTTTCCCGCCATGGGTTGGCTGAACTTGATCTTGACGTTATCAACGCCGCCCCTAATTTCCTGGAAAAGAAGGACATCAACGACCTCATAGCCGCGGTAAAGCCTCTTGGGCCGTACGCCTTGGTCGTTGTGGATACGTGGGCCCAGGTAACGCCTGGGAGCAACGAGAACAGCGGGGAGGACATGGGTAAGGCGCTCTCCCACTGCCGCAAGATAAGGCATGCCACGGGGGCCATGGTGCTCTTAATTCACCATAGCGGCAAGGATGCGTCCAAAGGCGCGCGGGGGTGGTCCGGGCTACGTGCCGCGGCTGATTGTGAGATATCCGTGGAGCGTGACGGGGATAACAGGGTAGCTAGCGTTACCAAATTGAAAGACGGGGACGACGGTTTGCGGTTCGGTTTCCGTTTGTCTACGGTGCCCGTGGGAGTGGATTCGGATGGCGATCCAGTGACTAGTTGCGTGGTTGAAGAGGCAGAAGTTAGTGAAAACGCCGCGCTTACTAACTCCTCCCGAAAGGCCAAAATGGGTGATAACGAGCGTGTTTTACTCGACGTTGTGGACCTGTTTTTCGAAGAAAAAGGGGAGTGGCCGGACGTGGATTTGCTCATAAGCCGAGCGATTGATGCGCTTCCCGAATCGAATACACGGACCGCTGTCCGCCGCGTAAACCTGAAAAAGTGCCTGGATAAGATGGTCGATAAAGAGCTTTTGGTGGTCGAAAAAGGGTTCGTTTCGTTCCCCGAACTGTATTAAATAACGTGTTTAACGCTCGTTTAATACAGTTCGGGAGGTGTATTAACTGTATTAACGTGTATTAACTTAATACAGTTAATACCGGAACAGAACTAGGGGAAACTGTATTAACGTATTTACCCCCTAAATAGGCATAGGGGTTAATACTTTAATACACCCTAGTTGCGAAATTTTTAATACAAGAAGGGAACATGAACATGGAAGAAAAAACAAAAGCGGCAAGGACGTACCGGGGTAACGATCCGGGAATGGATTGGGAGTGTATCGAAGTGTTCGATCAGGACGGAGTCGAGTGGTATTTATACCTGAACGAAACTACGACGGCGGAATGGCAGAGCTTAAAACTGAGCGCGCACGGGCGAGTTCCGCATAAGGCAAACTACTGGTTCGGATGGAACGGCAAGAGGGCCAACAACGCGCGCGACTGGCAAGCCTTGATAGCGCATAGACCGCAGTTGCACAAAGCGGTTGAGGGTTACTTGAAACGGACTTGATATTTTAATTGAAATGTTAGAGTATCGGGGAATGACAAAAGGAAAAGACATCGATTGGCAAAGTGTTGAACTCGACTACCGGGCGGGCCTGAAGACATTCAGGGCCATGTCCGAAGAGTACGGCGTGAGCGATGCCGGAATAATCAAAAAAGCGAAAAAGGAAGGCTGGACCCGCGACCTCGCACCGCGGATTAAAGCAGCGACCGAGGCCAAAGTTCGGGAGTTAGTAAAACCTGAGTTGGTTAGCGCGGAGGAAAAGTTAGCGTCAGAAGAGTTAGTGGTAGAGGCAAACGCTAACTTGCAAACCGGGATCATTGTCAGCCAGCGTAAGGACATCGGCAAGGCTCGCGAACTCGGCACCAAACTGTTCGCCGAAGTGGAAGCCGCGACGGACAACCGCGAACTGTTCGAAAAGTTGGGCGAGTTGATGTACGAACCCGACGAAAAAGGCAAGGACAAGCTGAACGAGATTTACCGGAAAGTTATCTCCATGCCGGGCAGGGTCGGAGCCTTCAAGCAGCTAACCGACGCGATCAAAACCATGGTCGGGCTCGAGCGTCAAGCCTACGGCCTAGCCGACAACGCCAACGGCGAAGCAGACAAACCGGCCGAACAAACAGAAATGAGCGAAGCCGAAACCGCTCGCCGCATCGCTTTCGTATTCGCATCCGCAATGCACAAAAAGGGGACCGACGAATGACAGACCGCAACAGGATAGCAACGATTCCTCATACTCCGCACTGCCTTGACGCGGACGACAACCCCGAAGCCACAAGCAGCACCGACAACGCCATGCACGTATTCAACGTCGCACGGTTGAGCGGCGAAGACACAACACTGGACCGCACCTGGGGCGGCCCCTTAGCGAAGAAAGTCAGCCTAACCGCGGACGGCCAGGTAGGGGTTGCCGGCCCTTGCGTTTATTACGGGTACCTGGTCACCACTGCACTCAGCGCGGCTGCAGTCAACGTGCGGGACGCCACCAGCGCGGGCACCGGGGACATCGTTGATATCATCGCGGCGTCCGCAGCAATCGGCATCAAGAATTTTCTACCAGGCGGCGTCTACTGCCCGACCGGTGTGTACGCTGACTTCGGCGGCACCGGCACAGTCACCTTTTTCTACCAGCAATGACCGACCGTTACTTCGACTGGTACCTGGGGTCCGATAGCAACAACGGACTTACGCCGTCTACCCCAAAGCAGAGTTATGACGCCTACCGCGCAGCCGGAAACGGCAACCCCGGGGACGTTTTTTACACCAAGCGCGGTACGCCGCAGATAATCTCTACAGCAAATACGGGCGCCAAAGTAGGCGCCAACAACGGACAGCGCACGCGCTTTGCGGCCTACGGCGAAGCACAGGTACCCTACTCTATTTGGACAAACCCTTCGGCGGCCAGCGATTTCATACTGAACGCCAGCGGGTTGAGCAATATTGACTTCGAGGACATGTACTTCGACGGACTGGGCGTTGTCTCCTACTCGCTCTACATGCTGGCGAGCGGTGCCACGGCAAACAGCAACCACAAAGTATCCCGGTGCTACTTCACGAACATGAAGGTAGGCGGCAGCGGATTGGTGATCGGCGGCACGGCCACATCCACCGGCGACACATCCAATTATCTGATTGAGGACTCTTATTTCTTCCTGAACCCTACCCACGGCATGCTGATTAACGGCGCGCATGACGTGTTGGTACGACGGTCCAAGTTCTACGGTAACGGCTTCAATGCCATAGCCGGGGGTCACGGTTTGTCATGCAAGGCAAGGCGTACTACCGCAAGCAGCGGATGGACGAACACCAGCGGCACGATATGGCAACGCACGCTCGCGGCTTACGAAACCGCGGTTTACCAAGTCAACACGAACGTTACCCTGTACCGTCGCCTGGCTGAGAACACGGGTACGCCGACCGCACCGGCAGCCGGCGAGTTCGGCGTGAGCGGTGGAATTCTTTACGTCAACGTGGGCTCGGCGTCCAACCCCAGCGGGCAATCCGTAACCTATTCCTGGGGGCGGTGCTACAACATCGTGGTAGAGGATTGCGAGTCGTACGAGAACGTCGCGGACCCGCAAGCCCCGTCAACGGAAGGGCACGGTTTCGCAGCGGATGACTTTAGCGATCACATCACCTTCAGGCGCAATTTGTCGCACCATAATCAGGGAGCGGCGTTCTCGATCAACAAAGGCGACGATAACGTAATCGAGTCCAACATTGGACATAACAACAACCTGCCCGGCGTGGTGCTGGCGACAGGATGGCGGGCGAACATCAAACACAATACCTTCTTCGACAATAACCAGTCCGGGGAGTATGCCAGTGAGATTGCCGTTTTCACTTATGCCAAGGACGGCAAGATATCCAATAACTCCATGGAAGGATCCACCGCCAAAGCAATCGACATAGATAGCACTTGTACCGGATTCGGTAAGGATGGGCCCAACGCTGCATACGGGTACGGCGCCGTCGAAGGAGGATCCTTGTACACCGACACCATCACTGTAGCTCCACAACGCACGGCAAGCCGCAGACCGCGAGCAGCGGCGCTGCTAGGCACCGGGACAGCGTTAGGAGGTCGGGACTTCTACGGCCGCCCATTCCATCCCACGGCGCCGAATATCGGAGCGGTGGAGAGTGTACCAGTCAGGACCGCGGTAAGCCGCACACCGAAGTAACCCCATACCCCAAGCAGCAACCCGGAGCCGCCCCACAAGGGCGGTTTCTTTTTGCGTATTGCTATTGATATTTTAGAGGAATCGAAATAGTATCCATAAATAGCACCCCGCCAAGGTTATGCTAATCAACGACGTAGGGTTACAATGCGCGACACTTGGGAAAACTAAATGGCAATACCGCACTTATCGCACGACATAAAGCGAGCGTTTGTTAACGCATCAAGTGCGGGTGATAACGAACTGGTCGCCGCTCCGGGCGCGGGCATCAAAGTCCGTGTTATCAGCCTGGTAGCGGTGGCTGGTGCCACAGCGAATACATGCACGTTGCGGTCCGGAACCACGGCGATATCAGCCGGGTTCCCGCTTGCAGCGAACGGCGGAATGGTACTGAACGAGAACAAGAGCGGATGGTTCCAGACCGCGGCCAACGAAGCCCTGAACGTAAACCTTAGCGGTTCGACTTTGGTAGCGGTTTCAATAACTTACGTGTTGACAACGGTATGATCCGCAAGCTACTGGAAGGACTCAGCGAGCGATTCAACGATCCGGAATCTAGGCATCGTTTGGTTATCCGCAAGGTACTGGCCAAACGCAGAGCAAAGAAACTTCACAAGGCCATCCTGGCCGGCAAAGCACCAAGAGGGAGAACAGTATGATTGCACTTTACGCCGCATGGTTGAAAGCCAAGGAACTCTGCCAGGAGTTCGCGCTTCGTGTCCGGCTCGCCCGGCAGGTACCCGCCCGTTTGTGGTTCGGGGACATTTCGCCGGTAGGCCGCCTGTATGCCGTCAAGATCGACGGCGAAGGCAACCGGCACGACATCGGCTTGATATCTACGCGACTTGTAACGGACGCTGGCGTGGCCTGGATAGCGGCCTTCCTGGCGGGGACCGGAACCGCGACGGCCAGATACCACGACGCGGGAACAGGCACCACCGCGGAATCAGCCAGTCAAACGGCTTTAGTAACTCCTTACGGCGGTGCGCGGGCGACGGGCTCACAAGCGAACTCTACGAACACTTACACCACGGTCGGAACGGTATCGTTCACCGGAACGGCGGCGATTACAGAACACGGACTCTTCACTGCGTCAAGTTCTGGAACATTGATCGATCGTTCCCTGTTCTCTGCTATTAACGTCGTGGACGGTGACAGTATCCAGTTTACTTATGTTTTGACGCTTCCCTCGGGCGGATGATATGTGGGCGTGGATTAAGGAATACGTGTACCAAAATTTCATATCGCTGGACCAATCCGTAAATACGTTGCTGGGCGGGTCGGCTGACGAAACGATGTCAAGCCGTTGTTTCAGGCTGGATCACATCCCGGCATACCGGGTATTGGAAGCCATCGTTAACGTTATCTTTTACCCGTTTCAAGGCCCGGACCACTGCAAGCACGCCTATGAAAAAGAAGTTCTCGGCCGCCAGCTTCCCACCAAGTTCTACGATGACGCCATCGAAATGAACCTGCAGTACGACGCAGACAACCTGGGACCGAATATTAAGTTGCCGTTATGAGCATATTGAGCGATGAAATAGACAACGATCCGGAAGGTAAAGGATACGCAGCATTCTTACCGGACCAGCCCGGGCATGTAGTCGAATTGCTGAACGTGAAGACTGAAACCAAGGTTAAAACCCGACTGATTACCGCGCGCGGCATTCTATCCGATTACCCCGGCGGCCCAGTAGAAGCAGCTACGGTACTGGATAAACTGGAAACGGCGGCACCGAACATATCCGCGTTGAAGTGGGCCTGGAAGTTTATTACCGGGGAAGGAATAGATATCGGTCATACCGCAACGCAAGGCATGCTCGATACCCTGGCGGGAGCCGCAGTTATCACGACAACAGAAGCCACGAACCTGAAAGCCCTCGCCCTGCAGCCCGCATCCCGTGCCGAAGTCCTCGGGCTTCCTGTCATTACCGAAGAGATATTGAGGAACCGCTAATGACTACATTTACGCAAGCACAAGGCGCGCGGTCAGCCGCACAGCTTACCATGAGCACACTGGCAAGCGCGACATATATAGCTTCATCCGCGATAGACCTCGGGGCCACCATACCCATGGACGTAACTATAGAAGTGGAAGTCACACCTAGCGCGGCAACGAGTGGGAATAAACAGCTTGTCGTTTTTGCTCAACTATCCCTGAACAATACGGATTTCGGCAGCGGCCCGACGAGCGGCACAACAACGACAGACGAGCAGGACTTGCACTGGATAGGAACGGTGCCGGTGAAATCAACCGGCACGCATCGGAAATTTTTCAGCTTGTCCGGATTGCCCGTTACCCAGTATCTAAAGCTGGTAGTTAAAAACGACATGGGCGTCGCTCTTACCTCCGGTTTCATCTACAAATCTGACATTACCGGCGTAGGCACGTAATGCTCATACTGCCCCGTCGTTTCAAAGGGCAGCCGCAAAACCCTGCACCGCTGGACCTCGAATCCCCCATATTAGCGGGTGTGTCCAACGCCATAATTATGTATGGCGACGCGCAAGCCTGGCTTCAGAACCGGGCGGCGGGCGGGCAGCTTGGTTCTCAAATTCCCAACCCCACTATTACGGGCGGCGGTGTAACCGACTATACCGATATCGGGCCGGCGCTTGAATTTGATGGTACGAGCACGTACCTGGATTTCGGTACTGCAAACATCCCGACCGTTGAATTTACGTTGCTGTGGGGCGGGGTGTTCGACGCTAACGACAGCCCTCGTGGATTCATAGATTGCACAAATAACGGCGTCAGCGGGTGGAATATCTACCAAGGCGGCGGGAGCACGATGTACTTCAATAACTCATCGTATCCTGCGGGCAATCCAAGTACAGGGTGGACACCGGGACAATTCTTTCACGGGGCGTTACGCAATAAAGGCGGAGTCTCGTGCGACTGGTTCCGGGATGGCGCGAAGATATATACCGGAACAGGAGTAAGCCCCGCGGCGCCTACTCTGCCTTTGTGGATAGGGCGGCTGAAGGTAGGCGGACTCCCATATCTGAAAGCGCGGTTTAGTTATCTTGTCCTAGTCGATAGGTTTCTCAGCGACGACACACTGGCAAAGGTACCAGCCAACCCCTGGATCGTACTACAAGCCCCACGGCGTGCATACTTATTCGCGGCCCCGGCTACGGGCGGCACAACCTACAACCGATCCGTATCCGGCTCGCTCACACCCGCGGGATCGATAGCCAAACTTACCGGGAAAACGGTGTCTGGATCCAGTACCGCGACCGGCGACGTAACCAAGCAAACCGGCAAGGCGGTAGGAGGTTCCGCTACTCTTTCAGGGGCGATTACACGCGCTATAAGCAAAGGAGTAGCCGGCAGTATCACCGGAACGGGATCGCTCGTCAAATCAACGCTACGCGCGTTTGCTGGGTCAATCACACCGACTGGCAATTCATCCACCACGATCGTATTCACGCAAGTACTAGCGGGATCCATGACCCTGGCCGGGGCCATCGGCAAAATGACGCTGAAGGCCGTTACCGGATCGAGCACGGTATCTGGTGCCGTAGCGAAGCTGACCAATAAAGGGTTGAGTGCATCTATCACTGTACAAGGCGCGGTTAGCCGAATCACTGCCCGGGCACTCGCCGGGGCAATCACAGCGGCCGGTGCGCTATCCGAATCCTACGCCGTCGTCAAATCCCTGGCCGGAAGTATCACTCCCAGCGGCGCGCTAACGGCTGCATACATCGCTTTTGTCGCGGGAGTACTCAAGTTACTAACCATGATGGGTATTGGACAGTAACTTGATATTTTAATGATTTCAACATACCATCCCCTGATATGTTAGACGAAATCATTAAGACGTTCACCGACTTGTCACCTACCCAAAAAAGGGAAGTGAATAAGGCGGCCGCGCGAGTATCCGCAAACATGGTTTGGGTACCGAATCCCGGCCCGCAAACCAATGCCTATTTTTCCGAAGCCGACGAACTGTTCTACGGCGGCCAGGCCGGCGGCGGTAAGACGGACCTGGAAATAGGGCTGGCCCTTACATCCCATATGCGTTCCCTGGTACTACGCCGCACGAATAAGGAAGTGTTGGGTCTGGTCGAACGCATGAGCACGATATTGGGTTCCCGTGACGGCTGGAACAGCCAGGCCGGAATGTGGCGCCGTCCCGACGGCCGGGTTATCGATCTAGGCGGCGTGCAGCTTGAAGAGGACAAACAGAAATACAAAGGGATACCGCATGACCTCATCTGTTTCGACGAAGTATCGGATTTCACGGAGTCACAGTACACATTCATCTTGGCCTGGAATAGATCCGCAATACCAGGGCAAAGGTGCCGAGTTGTTGCGGCTGGCAACCCGCCTACGCGACCAGAAGGCTTGTGGGTACTACGCCGATGGGCAGCATGGCTGGACCCCCAGCACGCCAACCCTGCGCAACCCGGGGAACTTCGCTGGTACACATCCAACAGCGAAGGCAAGGAGGTAGAGGTAGACGGCCGGGGGCCGCATCTTATCGACGGCCAGGAAGTATTCGCACGCTCGCGGACGTTCATACCGGCAACGCTGAAAGATAACCCCGACCTTCTGGCGACCAACTATCAAGCCAGTTTGGATTCACTGAGCGGGGCAGAGCGGGCAGCGTACCGCGATGGTAACTTCGGAGCGGCCTTGCAGGATGACGCAATGCAGACCATACCGACGGCCTGGATACGGGAAGCGCAAGCACGCTGGACTTCGACGCCACCGGTAAGCGTGCCGATGTGCGCGATAGGCGCGGACATCGCGCAAGGCGGCAAAGACAACATGGTACTCGCCATTCGGTACGACGGCTGGTACGCACCGCTATTAAAGATACCTGGCAAACAGGTACCGGACGGGCTGACGGCTGCAGGGCTGATAGTTTCGAAACGCAGGGACAACGCGAAGGTAATAGTGGATTTGGGTGGCGGATGGGGCGGAGACACGGTCATGCACCTGAAGGATAACGGTATCGATTGTGTCGGGTACATGGGGGTGAAGCAGTCCGCGCGGCGGTCCGTTGACCGGCAGTTATCGTTCTTCAACGTGAGAACAGAAGCCTACTGGCGATTCCGTGAAGCCCTGGACCCATCGCAACCGCAAGGGTCCACCATCGCGCTACCGCAGAGCCCTACCCTGGTGGCTGATTTATGCGCGCCGACCTACGAGGTAATTGGCAGCCATGTAGGGGGGAAGCTGAAGATCGAATCAAAAGAGGATGTATGCAAACGCCTGGGGCGGTCAACCGATGAAGGCGATGCCGTGGTCATGGCCTGGTGGGACGGGGTACGGCAAGCGAACGTAAAGAACGGCTGGGCAGGTTTCAACCGGCCACCACAAGTAATCATGAAATCACACAGAACGTAAGGAGGGTAAGACCATGACCGCAATGTTTTCCAAACCACCGAAACCACCGACCATCCTGCAGCCCATCGTCATTCCGCAAGCGGATCCGGACGCGCTGAAGAAAGCACAGAAACGGGCGATGGTAGACCAGAATTCCGCGAGCAGCCGGTCTAGTACCGTTCTCGCCCCCAGCGACAAACTGGGAGCCGGCTAGCATGGCATTCCTGGCGGCGATACCCGCCGTAATGGGGTCCATGCTGTCTTCCGCAGGAGCAGCATTAAGTGGGCTCGTATCCGGAGCAGGGGCAGCAGCCACGGGAGCGGGGGCAGGAGCCGCGGCGAGTACGGCGTTCTCCGGCATAGCAGGAGCCGGCGCCGCTGGTGCTGCGGGAGCCGCCGGAGCGGGGGCTGCAGGGGCAGCAGGAGCAGCCGCGGCAGGACTGACAGCAGGGGAGATGGCGGCCTTGGGGCTAACGGCTGCGGGGATCGGTACCACATTGCTTTCACCCGGCATGCCGAAGATGAATATGCCCGCCACCGAAAAAGCCAAGGTCATGCCGCTGGCCGACGATCAGACCGCGCTTGATGCCAAGCGCAAAGCCATGGTCGCCCAGCAACAGCGGCAAGGGCGCGCGAGCACGATGCTATCAGGCGGCGGCGACTCCCTGGGCGGGTCGTCCTTGTGAGTGCCCAACAGCTTATAAAACAGGGCGAACAGTTGTTCGGCAAGCGCGGGCAACTGCTCTCCCTTTGGCAGCGCATCGCGGAGAACTTCTACCCGGAACGTGCGGACTTCACCGTAACCCGTAATATCGGTTTTGAGTTCGGGGATTGGCTGAACTCGAGCTACCCGCTCCTGGCCCGCCGGGATTTGGGTAACGCCTTTGGCACGATGTTGAGGCCCACGAGTAAAAACTGGTTTCACATCCGCACGAAAGATAAGTGGGAAGAACTCGGGAGCGAAGCCCGCGCATGGCTGGAAATGGCCGAGAACCGCCAACGCCGGGCCATGTTCGCCGGCGGTACCCAGTTCTCCCGCGCCACCAAAGAGGGCGATCATGACTTCGCAGCCTTTGGGCAAACGGTTATACAAACGTCACTCAATTCGCACGGCAACGGCTTGCTGTACCGGTGCTGGCACCTGCGGGATGTCGCCTGGATGGAGGACGAAAACGGGAACATTGGTACCGTGTACCGGAAATGGAAGCCCACCGTAGCCGATGTCATGCGGTTGTTTCCCCGCACAGTGCACGAGAACGTCGCCAAGCGGATGGAGAAGGAACCGTACGGCGAAGTGGAAGTGTGGCATTGCTTGGTCCCGACGGACGGATACAACGCCGATGGTAAGACCTTCCGCACGCCGTTCATCTCCATTTACCTGGATGTTTCGAACAAACACAAGATGGAAGAAATAGGTGTGTTCGGTACCGGGTATGTGATACCACGCTGGCAGACAGTCAGCGGTTCGCAATACGCATACTCCCCCGCCACCGTGGTAGCCATGCCCGACGCGCGGCTCATCCAGGCGATGACAGGGGTGCTACTGGAAGCCGGCGAGAAAGCCGTGAGCCCGCCCATGATCGCGGTACAAGGCGCCTTGCGATCGGACCTCAACATTCTACCCGGCGGCGTGACGTGGGTAGATACCGAATACGATGAGCGGCTAGGGGAAGTATTGCGGCCGTTGACGCAGGACAAGAGCGGCATTCCTCTCGGGTTGGAAATGGCGCAGGATACCCGACAAATGATCGCGGAAGCGTTCTACCTGAACAAAATCTCCCTACCCGCACCCGATAACACAATGACAGCGTATGAGGTAGGACAACGGGTACAGGAATATATTCGCCAGGCCATGCCACTGTTCGAGCCAATGGAGCCGCAGTACAACGGTCCGCTGTGCGAGAACACCTTCGAACTTTTGTTGCGCGCGGGTGTGTTCGGTTCCCCTATGGACATGCCGGAAGAACTGCGCGGGGCAGATATCCAGTTCACCTTCGAATCCCCATTGCACGATGCGGTAGAGCGCGAGAAAGGCCAGCGGTTACTCGAGGCGGGATCACTGATCGCACAAGTGACGCCGCTGGATCAAACCGTGGCTTACCTACTCGATGCCAAGGTAGCGATACGCGACACGATGCAGGGAACCGGGGTACCACAGAAGTGGATCCGCTCGGAATCACAAGTCGAAGACCTGGCCCGCGACGCGCAACAGAAACAGCAAGCGGCAGAATTACTGGCACAAATGCAGTCCGGCGCCACCGTGGCTAAAACGTTGTCTGATGCCAACGCCCCCACCGGTGGCGGGCAGCCTGGGCTCGGACTGGGAATCGCCGCGCCATGAGCAAGCAACCCGACGTATTCATGCCACCGAAGTACGACCTCGCTGACGTGGCCGCGCTTCAAGCAACCATGGCTGGGGAAGCCACACCTGAACAGCAACAGCGGGCTATGACCTGGATTATTTATGGTGCTTGCGGCACGTATGAATTCGACTACCGCACCGAACCCCGGGACCATGCCTTCGCCAGTGGCCGGCGGTTTGTCGGACTGCAGATAGTAAAAATGCTGAAGCTGAATAAGGCGGCGTTGAAGGAGAAAAATTGACGACGATAGCATGGGACGGTAAGACCCTGGCCGGAGATAAACAAACCACGATCGGCGACACACCAGTACCGACCACAAAGGTATTCCGCCTGGGGACGAAGAACAAAAGGGTGTTGGTGGGTGCGTGCGGTAACAAGGCCGATTGCCAGGCTTTCGTCACATGGGTAAAGAACGGTTTCGGTGGGCAGCCGGAATTTACCGATTTTACCGGGATGGTTATAGATTTGAACGGAAACATAAGTTTGTACGATGAAAACCCCAATACGGCGACCTTTTCGCGCGACAAATGGGCCATTGGTTCCGGCGCGAACTTCGCATTGGGAGCAATGGCCCACGGCGCCACCGCCGCGGAATCCGTCGCTATCGCGTCTGAATTGGACATATACAGTGGATTGGGAATAGATACAGTTGATTTTTCATAACAGGAGTTAAAACGCATGGTAGACACAGTAGAAGAGGTATTAACCGGAGACACAACCACCGATACCGCAACAGATACCACGGCAACCGGAACGGTGCTGAGCGATGCGGCAAACGACACAACAGCCGCCGCAACGACGACGGCGACCACGGCGGCGGCCAAACCCGAACCGCAGGACTGGGCGACCGTACGCACACGCATAGCCGGCGGCGACGAAAAAATGCTGAAGCAGTTGTCCCGGTACGGCACGCTGGATGAAGCGATCAAGGCCGGCCTGGAAGCGAGCAAGAAGCTATCAATGACCCGTTCCGAAGCGAAGCCCGGCAAGGACGCCACACCCGAAGAACTCGCGGCCTACCGCGCAGCCAATGGCATACCGGAATCCCCGGACAAGTACGAGGTATCCTTGCCCGACGGGCTGGTGGTGGGGGAAGAAGACGCACCGTTGATGGAGAGTTTCAAAACGGTCGCGCATGAATTAAACCTGAATACGGAGCAAGTCAATAAGATAGCGGCGGCGCAACTGGCCGCCAAAGAAAAGGAAGTGCAAGCCCGCGCCATGCGCGACCTCGAGACCAAAGAAAAGGCCGCCGAAACCCTGCGCAGTCCGGACGAATGGGGCTCTGAAGTCAAGCTGAATATCAGCCTGATTAACGGACTACTGAACAACGCACCCGCGGGCGTAAAGGATCAATTGCTCGGCGCGCGGCTAGGCGACGGCACGCCGTTGGGCAACCACGTAGATACGCTCAAGTGGCTGGCTTCGCTCGCGCGTGAAGTCAACCCCATGGCAACCGTGGTTCCCGGATCCGGCAGCAACGCACAGCAAGCAATGGAGAGCGAACTGGCTGACATGGAAAAACTCATGGCGAACCCGAAAAGCGATTACTGGAAAGGGCCGAAAGCCGAGAAGATGCAAGCCCGGTACCGCGAACTTATTGACGTTCAGCAACGGGTAGCGAAGAAGCAGTGATATTTTAGCTATCTTGTGGTATAGTTTCACCCGCAATTAATACGGCGAGATTCCCGTCCCATGGATTTCTTCTTATACATTGTGCGCTCTCACACGCGAGTTGATAAATTAATATCCTGTTCCGCAAACATACCAAATAACGGGATATTAGCATTTTGGCATGT